CGTCCCTGGGGAGACTGCTCCAAACCGGAGGTTGATGGGACGGCCCTTGGCGACGGCATCTGCCACGTAGGCGGTGAAGTCCGTGCCCGCGATGGAGCCCAAAGGAGACAAGACCCGGACCTTGAATGGTTCTTCGGACAGGTGGTTGAAGGGCTCGTAGACCACATCCGCCACGATGGCGGGGTCGTACAGGCTGTCGGGAATCCCCTTGTAGGCATCCCAGGGCGTCGGTCGTGTCGAGGACGACACGAAGGGGGGAGTCACCTCGCAGTGGGTTGCATCCAGCACCGAGGTCACAATGTAGGACCCCGAAGCCATCTTGATCCGGAAGCCCCCTCGGAGGACCGGCAGCCACACCAGGTTCCCGGAGTTGTCGATCCGCTGCTGCCCCGTAGCGGGGTCAATCTCGGGGTCCGTCGAGTTCGCCAGGAAGTTGGCGGAGGGGTCCGTGAAGAGGGTATGCCCAGCGACGTAGGCTCCCTGTGCCCCAGAGACCATCCACGCCCCGTACCTCGTGACAAGCTGAGCGACCCCAGGTCCCCCATCCTCGGACAGGATGTAGTCCACACCCTGCTCCTGGACCTGGTATGGCCCCCCTGACTCGGCGGCGTACAGCCCCCCTGAGATGCCCGGAGCCCCGAGCAACGTTTCAGGGACCACGTTGGCTTGCCCCAGGAACAGGGAGGTCGTGGGGGTCTCCACACGGTTGGAGGAAGAGGACTGCTCCAGCCAGGCGAACTTGCCCTCACCGAACCGATGCTGGATGTCCACGAAGTGCTCCAGCCTCTTGTCGATCAGGCGGACATCATCCCCTTGCACGGTCATCATCTGGAGGTTGAAGAACACCCCCTCATCGAACCCGGCGATGTCCTCCACCGGGGGGTAGTCCAGGAACTGAAACGGAGAGGGCAGGATGGACTCCGAGAGCACGGCGTCCGTCAGACGCACCTGAGCATTGTAGTCCGCATCCGCCTTGCTGCGGTCGAGGTTCAGGAGGCTCCGGGACAGCCCCAGGGAGATGCCCGCGTCAGAGAGCCAGTTGGGCTTCCCGCCCTTGACTCGCCACCCTGGCAGGAACCCCAGAGCCGCACAACCGCTGAGATCCTTCACGGACCCCCAACCGATCTGCACCTCTCCCGTCGTCGGGGTCGCCGACTCCAGAAGAATCCGGTCGCCGACCCCTCGTGCAATACCTGTCCCGGCTTGGGCGGTGATCCGTGCCTGGATGGAGGCTGCGACCTCATCTGCCGTGTAGAAGGCCTGTGCCGGAAGGGTGTTGGCGTGCCAGTCGTGGGCCACCCCGTCGATGGCGAAGTACAGCACCTCATCCCCCACGAACCGGAAGATGATGCGGTTCCGGGAGTAGACCCGAGCCAACGTCGTGTAGGTCGAAGGGTTCAAGGTCGCTTGGAGGAAGTAGACCGGCTTGCCCACCCCGAACAACGTGCGGTCGGGAGTTCCAATCTGAACCCGAGACCCTCTGTCCCCCGTACCCAGGGCCACAGCCTCCTTGGCGATGTAGACCTTCCCACCTGGAACCTGGAAGGGGAAGTCCGGCAACTCACTGTTGCGGTCCACGATGACCGTCTCGGTCACCGCCCCGGCACGGGCGAAGATGATCGTGTCCCCCACACCATCTGCTACTTCCCGGACCAGACCCAGCGACTGAGGTGAAGGCAAGGTGTCCCCACCTGGGCGAACAGGCACGGCCACCAAAGCAGGGTTCACACCATCGGGGACCGGAACCGAACCCGTACCATCCGGGAGGTTCAACACCCCGGACACCCCGAGCCCCATGTAGGCTTCCAGGTACGTCCCCTGGAGGTCCTCCGGCCACGGGGATGCTTCCGGCAAGTACATGAACCCCAAAGCAGACAGATCCGGTGTGACACCATCCTGCTGCACCAGGCGAACGGGTGCTTTGGTGGGCTGAGGCATGGCATTGAGGGCACAGCCCTCGTAGTAGACCGTAGCCCCCAGGAAGTGCTTGTTGAACTCCGGCTGCTTGGGGTCCGCCTTGCGGATGTCCATCAGGCTCAACCGCACCCGACCTGTGCTCAACGCCACCAGACAGGTGCCCTCATCGGGCTCGGCGGCGGTTTCGAGTTCGGTCTCCGTCTCCACCACCGTCGCCAGAAGGGGCGACCGATTGGCGATGCGAAGAATCGGGTAGTCCGTGGGTCCTGGGATCGGAGCCACGTAGATGGGGGCGGCCTGAAGGGGGCCCAAGACACCTTCGGCGTCTGCCTGGAAGGTGTTGTAGCTGTACCACACGGTCAAACCCGCATGGAGTGTGACGTACTGGGGACTGAAGGCCAGGTTCCCCCGAGCCTGGCCGACAACCCCTGCCAGCTTCGTCCCCGAGAAGTCGAAGCTGGAGACTTGATCGTCCGCGACCACCTGGATGCCGGTGAATCCGTCAGCATCGTTGGCCCCAACAGGCAAGCTCAGCGCACCAGGGCTCGTGCCCAGCCGCAGCATGGCGTACTCATCGGGAGTCGCCACGTCTCCTGTCAGAATGGCACCCAGGGGCAGGGTCCGAAGAGCCGGAGTCAGGGTGTACGTGGTGTCGAACGCCAGGACCCCGAGATTGATAGGGGCGGAGCCCTTGTAGGGCTTCCACCTCTGAAGTCTGCCATCCCAACCGAATCTCGTCTCGTAGCGGTCGTTCTTCGTCCACCAGAACTTGAGAGGGGCGATGGTGTACCGGACGCCCGTGATGGTGTCTCCCCGTTCTAGGGAGAGCCCCCCACCGAACACCGACGCCACTGTCCCTGGGACCATTGCTCCCGAGTAGACGTTGAGGTCCGTCAGGGTGACCGACCCTGTTCGTCCCGTCTGGTCCCCGACTGCTGGGATGACCACCTCGTAGGGAGCCGACCCCAACCGACCTGCTGCGGGGTTGTCCTCGTTGATCCAGCCGAGATCGTCGTAGGTCTTGTCACCGCGAGCTACGACCACATGGGTGATGGTCCCGATCTCCCGACCGCCATCATCCATCACCACCACCCGGAGGCTGCCATCCGAGTAGGGGGCCAAGGGGTCCAGGAGGTTGTCGATGGGAGACACGCTCCCCACGGGAATGCGACCAGAACCCTGGTCCTGCCACCAGGCAGAGTCCGTCACCAGAGCCAACTGGGAGGAGTTGGCCGCCCACACCAGGTACTCCTGCGGAGTCGTACCGGGGGCTTGAAGGACGGCGGCTCGGTATTGATCCCCCGAGAGGTCCACCATCGCCAGCGTGCCGGGCAAAAGCGGCACTTCGGGGCTAGCAGCCGTCCGCACCGGAGGTTGTCGCACGTCCCGGAAGACACCGTTGAGAGGCTCACTCGATGCCGCCGAGTTACCCGGAGCCATCTGGGGTGCCCGAAGAACCTGACCTGTAAACGAGATCCCCATTCAGATCACCACCGAGGTTGACTGCCCCATCGCTGACGCCGGACTAGGCGGTCCCACCACCGTACCCGTTCCGGTCAAGGTCAGGAGATGAGCCGAGATGCCCGTCCCCAACCCGGTAGCCATCTGAGCCGCTGCTGGCCCGGCTCCCATCATCGCGGTCATATAGGCCAGCAACTGTGCGATCAACAGCGGGGGGTTGACCACGAATGCCTTGGAGACATCGACCCCCACGCCGACACCTACTACGCCTCCGGCGTACTGACCGGACTTTGTGAAGGTCTTAGCGAGTCCCTTGGAGACGACCATCCCCAGAGAGACCGACAACGGCCCCAGCATCCCCGCACTCATCAGCCCACCGATGACCAGAGGTGGGTTGGAGACGAGGACCAGACGAGTCGTGGGAACGTTGATGGCACCGGCCCCCGCCGTCCCTGTACTGACCCCCTTGATCAGCACACCCCCAGTCTTCAGCCACGTTGCCACAGCACAAGAGATCGCCCAGGCCAACTTGTCGAAGGTGTAGCCCTCTAACTCGAAGATCCCCCCATCCCGAGCCCGGTTCAGATCCGCATAGAGTTGGGGAGGGGTGATCATGCGTTGCTATCCTGCGGAGACGATGTGGTTTTTGGCTCCGGCACCCCAAGTCAGGTAAGGCAACCCTGTGAAGGGCTCAATTGACCCAGCACAAAGAATAGGTCCTTGATCTGGACCCAGAATAGGAGCCCCTAGTGTGAGAACCGCCCCTGACCGAATCGTGACAGGCCCCGTGGACTCCACCGTTGCCGAGACAGACCCCTTCATCTCAGCGGACCCTGCCGTTGCCGTCAGGGAGAGATTGCCTGCCACCGCTCGACCCGCGATCCCCTTGGAAGTGTCCACCTCCAGGGTGTTCAAGCCCGCCTGGGCCTTCCAAGTGCCCTGGTTCGTCTTGTAGGTCAAGTTCCCCACAAGCACCGTGGTCGTGTGGTTGCCCAGCTTGAAGGTCTCGTTCCTGTCCCCCCAGAGGTAGGTGACCTCCTCGCACACCAGTCCGGCATACATGGGGTTGTAGCTCCGCTCATGGATTGCACCCGAAGAGGGGAGCATGTTCTTCGGTCCGCTGAAGGTGTCGGATCGCTTCCCGGTCACCACCACCTTCATGTCTTCGGTGGTCTGGGTCAGTTGCTTCGCTGCCGAGAGGGAGATCCCGTCCAAGCCGTTGATCTCTACCTTGGAAGCATTCAGTTCCAGGAGCTTTCCCTTGATGAGCACCGCTCGGTCTGCCCACAGGCGAGCGTTCGTGCGAGCCCGGATGTCCACCGCAGGAACGGTATCCCCCTTCCCATTGGACCCGTAGGCCGTCTCCATCCAGTCCTCCTCCCCCTTCGGTGACCCACCACCATAGATGACGACGGGGCCTTGCTCACTGCGGAGACGGAGACTGTTCTTGGAGAGGGTCCCCAGGTGGATGCCACCTTTGAGTTGCATCTCCAGGGCACCACCAACGGCAAAGCGCATACCCCCAGCGAAGGCAACATCGAGGCTGGAACCATCGACAGGCCCGGAGAAGTACGCCCGTGCCTGCCCCTGCTTGTTCACCGACCACCAGGTCGGAGCCAGTACCCCTCCAAGGGGGGTCAGCCGAAACAGCGTGGCAGCGTGTTCTGCCAAGGGAGTCCCTGTAGTCCCCTGTGCCGTGGACCCTACCTGGATCGGCTCCAAGCGGGGTCCTATCCCCCCAAAATCATCAAAGACCCTGGCAACTAGCGGGACACCGTATTCCTGACGACCCCTAGCGGAAAAGGGATCGTTGCCCACCACACTCCCCAAAACCCACTCGATGTACGGGGTGTTGGGGGACACGCCAGGGGTATCAGGGTCAGAAGGTGGAAGCCGCTCGGCATCGAACCCGTCTGTCTGCTCCGTGACCGGGAGGAGCCCATTAGAGGTGTGAGCCACCTCGATGCGGTGCTCCGTCAGAACCGCCCCTTCCGGTCGGAGCACCCCATTGTCGGGGCCATCCGCCATGACACGGTAGATGTTCTTCCCGGCGTACACCGCATCGTTGATGAAGTTGGCGTCAACCGCACAACCCTGCTCGTCAATGTAGCCTCCCCGGCGCAGGAACTGATAGGGGTCGAACTCCGCCTGAGTGGCATCGAGTGTGCCCCCCAAGTCCTCACCGTTGTCCCCGAGGACCCGATGGAACACGTCTGCGGGGGTCAGGAACCCAGGGAGACTCGTGGGACTGTCCACAAGGTCCGCTTCGGGTACGGGTACATCCCCCAAAGCCTGCATTGGGGAGTCCCAGATGAGTCCGTCCGAGAACATCGTCGTGGGGAGCCGGAGGGCATCCCGCTGGACCATGCCTGCATAGACCCGTGTCCCTGCCAGAGCCGTGAACTGCTGCAAGGCTCGGGTCACGACGGCCTGGTCAGCATCCCGAAGGATGAACTCATTCCCCCGGCGGTTCACCAGGTGGGCACTCTCGTCCAGAACCAGGTCGGAGCCTTGAGATGACGAGGCTACGATGTTGCCAGGCTGGATGTGGCGGAGCTTGTGCCTGACACGGTCGGAGACCCCCCGGATCTCCTCCTGACCCCGGGAGGATGAAGCATCGTGCTCATCCTCGGTGAACCCCGCCGTGACTAGCCAGTCACGGCCAGGCCAGACACCGGGGATGATCCAGTTGAGAACTACGGGTGTCTTGGTGCCCCGTGCCTCCGATGTATCCTGGGGGAGCCAGCCCACCACGCAGTAGTCCCCGACCTCCGGCATCGCACCGAAGAAGTGCCTGGCACCGGCACCGGGGTAGGTCATAGGAACAGGAACCCGCTCGAACTCCTGCTCCGTCCCGATCATCGTGCGGAGGGTGACGAGGTGTTCCTCGTAGTCCACCCCCACGACACGACAAACCCCCAGCCCAGTCGATCCTCCCTGGTCAGGATGCTGATCCCGGAGCTTCTTCTTGAGGTACTCTGGCTCCTGGGTGATGTCCCCTAGATGTAGACTGGTCAGAGAGGCTACTGGGCGGCGTCCTTCGCTCATGTCACTTCTCCTCGCCCTTCTTCAGCTTGTCCTTGGCCGTGCTGGCGGCGGCGTATGCCTCAAGAAGAGCCTGCTTCTGAGCCTCTGTTGCATCTCGGCCCTGAGCAATGAAGCTGTCCTGTTCCCCCTGTGCCACGGAATCAATGCCAAGGGTGCCGAGAAACTGGGAAACGACCCCGGATGAACCCTTGTCCAGCATTTGGCCCCGAAGGGCCTGTTGCTGGAGATCCCACTGGGCGGCAGCTACTTCGGACCCGGCCCTGACCCACCGAGTAACTGCATCATCGGGACTTGTACCATAACCCTCCTGGGTCTTCGCACCCGAGGCCCCCACAGGAATGAACCCTGTCTGCCCGAAGGCTTCAAGTTGCATCGACGCCTCCGCAGCCTTGCAATTACAGATATGCCCCGTGGGCTGGGGATTCAGGTCCGCCAAGGAAAAGGCCGCGTTGACCAGAGGGATCTTCTGGATGGCGGACTCGCTGTTGACGAACAGGTTGGCAAGATCGAAGTCCAATTGGCTCGTCTCAGACCCCTTGTTAATGGCCGCCGAGTAGTCGAGGATCTGCTTGTCTGTCAGGTTCTTGGACCGCAACTGCCGGAGAGCCTCATCGTTGAGGTACTTCGCCTGGTCAGCCCGATTTGCCGCCGTCCCTTTGGTCGTGACCGGGACCGTTACAGTCTTGCCCTTCTTCATCTTGGTCTCATAGGTGGGGACGCCTATGTTGCCATGCTCCACGTAGAACTTCAGAATCTGGTCCACCAGGTTCTTGTCGAGCAGACTGAAGATGTCGTGCTTGTGTAACTGGGCGAACACACCCTCAGGGTCGATAGAAACCCCCCGGCCGTACCGGTAGGACCCAAGGACATGGTAACCCTGTGCATCGGACACGGGGAATACCGGACTGTAGGTCGTCTCCCCCTTGTAGACCTTTGTTGTGGTAGCCCCCTTGCTCTTGGCTTTGGATGCAGCACCCACCGTGAACCCGTTGTTAAAGGCCGAAACCGCAGCATCCCGCTTCGCCTGGTCCGCCTTCATCTCGGCGCTGTCACACGCTTTGAGGGCGGTCGCCACCTGCTTGAGCATGTTCTTGGCAAGAGCCGCTTGAACCTTGCCCACCAACGCAGCCAGTGGCTTCTTGGTTATCGTGACACCCAAATCCACCTTTCCATCGGCGTTCCCCGCATACTTGTACATGCCGATTTCGTGGGAAAGAGTGACGGATTTTGTCCCTACGGTTACTGTGGTGGGCATTGGGAAACTGGACTTGGCCTTGAGAAAGATGGACTTGGTCTTGGAACCATCCGATGCCGCTGCCTTCATTGCTACCACACCCGCTTCGGCTCTACCTGCAACATTGTCCCAGGCGTCCTTGAACGTGGCAGCGAACGCCCTATTCGTTGCGGGCTCTGCGGAGGGCTTGAGCAACTCATTGACCTTGGCCGTGACAGCAGGCCCAACCCCCGAGACATGGGCCAGGTTGCCATGCGTGGTGACGTTCTTCAGCAAGGTCACATCCTGGACTGTGAACATCAGCTCCATCACCTCACTAGTGGCATAGACCTCACCCTTCGGATGTCCCGGCTTGCTCGTCAGCACCCGGATGCCTACCTGGGGCGTACCCGGAACCAACTGAGCCTCGGGAGGAATCTCACCAGGGCCCCCTTGGGGGTTCTTGGTATACATCATCACTGTCGGAACAGTGTCGGGAGGCGTGCGTGTCAACTCCGCAGGGGAGAGCGTCTCTAGATGCTTGTTCTCGTACTTGGATTGCCGGGGGCCTTGCTGCACAGGATTCGGGTGCGATGCCGAGTAGTACCTATACTGTCCAGGCTGCTGCCCGTTGGAGAACGTGGCCTTCTTGTCGGAGAGCATGTCCAAAAGATTGACCGTGCTGGACAAGTCCGACCGACCCTGAAAGTCCGCCTGGCTACGATAAGCCCACATGGTTTCCGACAAGATGTTGAGCAGGAGAGCCACCGCAGGGTGTTGGTCAAAGTCCTCCCATTCGGCCTCCAGTTTTCCCTTGGCCTCTGCCAGTTGCCCCTGCAAGGCACTCAACTTGTCCTGTGCGGCCTGGATCTTCTTTGTCAACTCCGCCATCGTCTTCTCTAGTTGGGCGGCCTCTTTTCCATCCCCCTGCCGCTTCGGGTTGTTATGGGCAGCGGCATACTGATTCTGGAGGTTGTTGATATCCCGGTGGACAGCATCAATCTTCTGCTTGGAATCGGCCCCCTTCTTGATGCCCGCCTTGAGCAGTTGGCTGTACTCCCGTGCAGCGAACAAGATGTTGATGGGACCTTCCGAGTCGGCTTTTTTCCCCTTGGGACCCTTCTTCTTCGCCTTCTCCACAGGTCCAGATTCATTCCCCGTATCCAGGAAAAACGGGATATCCTCTGACCGACCCGTCGTCTCGGGGGCTATGCCAGGAATCACCCTCGTATACGTGTAATAGGTCGCAGTCCCCTCGGAGGACACCTCCTTGATGATCCCAAACTCATTGGACGATGCCATCCGCAACAGGTCCTTGATCACCCGCATGTCGGCAATGTTCTCTATGTCGGTCCCCACGATGTAGAACAGGGGGTTGACCTTCGTAGGGTCCAACGCCATGATCACATTTGGGAATCCCGACAACCGGGGCTTGCCGCTCGGGTCTCGTACCTCCAGAGGACGCTCCGGCAAAAGAGTGTCCCCCAGGTCGATGGAGGATATCCCCTGCTTGGTCTGTTCCCCTTCCCTGCTGGGGGTTCCGGGAGCGTAGAACTTGGATCGCTTGCCCACAAGCTGAAGAGCCGTCGTGCATTGCCCACCGACACTGTGGGAGTGGGCGAAGCTAGAACAGTAGTAGTAGCAGTCGAGGTACGGGATGTAGACGGGGTAACCCGGTCGGAGTTCAGGCCGGATGGGGATCGTGACCGATGCAGAGTTCACCCCGATGTTCATCACGTCCATGCGGTTGACCGCCGCGAAGAACATCGACTTGGGGTCGTTGAAGTAGTTGGTCTCGTAGGTCCCGGGACGCCAACCGAACTGAGCAATCAGCCGGTAGTCCAGGAACTGACCCCGGACGCCCCACTCGTTCTCGGTACCCGTCCCCAGAAGGTTCTGGAAGGCAGAACCCTTGACGGTCATATAGGTGACCTGGGGCTCCTTCTCCGAAAAGGCTATGTTGATGAGGTCAATGTCTTCCAGGCGATAGACTCGGCTACTGCTGGTGTCCAAGTTCCACATGGGGGGCTTGAACACGAAGTCCCCATCGACATCCTGGTAGAACTCAAACCCTGTGATGCCACAGACCTTCTGGGCTACGTCGAGCTTGGACTCGTAGCTCGACTCGAACAGGTTGATGTTGCCCCAGTCGCCGATGTTGGAGACGAACGCCTGCATCTCCAGGATGTTGATCTCAAACTTCGCCTGCTCCGTGGGCTTCGACTTGTCAGCGAACTTGGTCGCTTCCAGAGCGGACCGGACATTTGGCCCGCTGTAGAGCCCCACCGCCGTCATCTGAGAACCGATGTTTGTCTTGGTCCCGAAGTCCTTGGGATCCTTGTAACGGTCCCGCAACGCCCGAGTCATCGCCCCAGCCGACTTCCGACTGAGCCACGCCGCTGCCATCGTCGTGAACAACTCCCCCGTCGCTCCGTGCATCCTCAACCGAGTCCCCTGAGCAAACCGCTTCTCCCAGTAGCGGAGGTTCAGAGAGAACAGGGTCTCCCCGCTGTAGGTCTTCGCCTTCTGGTTGGACTTGTCACTGAGGGCAAACCCCACACTTCCGGCTGCCCCAGCCGTGTCGTAGTGGAGCTTGTACATGATGGCGTAGGGGTGCATCCCAGTGAAGTTGTTGCCCACCAGAGACATCTTGTTCTTCGAGTTCGTCGGGCGGGCACCGAACACCGAGGCATTCGTGCTCATGTTGTGGTACTGCCAGAAGTGCAGCATCGAGTTGCAGGTAACCTGGATGCTGCTCACACCCCCCGCCCAGTTGATGTTGGTAGACGTGACGACCCCGTGAAAGACGTGGTAGTACGGGTACGCCATCGTGTCCTCGATGCCCAACCCGTCCAGCCCCATCGCCTCCAGGAACGACGGTCCGAACTCCCCCTGGACGATCTCCCCCGAAGAAGTCTTGGGGGGTGCTTCAGTCTCCTGCCCGGCGTTCTGCACCCCAGGGGTCTGTAGGGATGCAACCGCCGCTGCGGCCTTGGCTTTCTCGGCTGCCGCCACCGTTGCCGAGAAGTTGGGGTCTTCCCAGGCAGCACCGAACCACGCCTTGCCCCGCTTCTGCCGCTTCTCATGCCCACCATCCCACTTGGCTTCCCACTGAGGTCGGGTGTACTGGACTGTCTTGTTCCGCCAGGGAAGCTCCTTGGGGTTCCGGTTCCCCAGCCCCAGCGACGAGCCGTAGAAGGCAGTGAAGTTCTGGGAAGGGGACTTACCCTCATTCACGGAAACCTTGCTTGCAGGAGAGCTAGACGGGATGGCAGCGATGATCCGCTTGATGTTCGTCTCGGGGTCCAAGGCATTGTAGGTCGTGGCTGTATCCGCAGTGCCTGCCACCTTCCCTACCTCAAAGACCCGGCTCTCCTTCCCCAACCCCCCGGGGTCCAACTGGAACAGCCCCAGACCCGGACCGCCCTTCTGCTTGACGTTGTGCAACCCGGACTCGCCATAGGACTGCACGATAGCGGCGACGGCTGCTGCGGGCGTGTACCCCGCCTCCGTCAGCATGTTGTAGATGAGAGCCGCGTTCTCCTGCTGGTCCGTCTTGAGCTTCATCCGGCGGAAGCCGTCCGCCACGACCTCCGGCACGTCCTTGCTGATCACGGGGTCCTCGTCCGTCACGGGCTTCCTGGGCACCGTGGACGCCCCCTGAATCCCCGTCGCTGCCGTGGGCTCCGCCAGAGCGGAGAACAGCCCCATGACAGGGAAGTACCCCCGCATGTAGATGTTGACCTCCAGCCCTGGACGAAGAATGAACTTGGCGTCCCGGGCGAAGGAGTCCGTGTGGTGCAGAGGGATTGCCAGAGAGAACGTAGCCGATGCCGACCCTGCCTCCGTGCCCGCGTCCACGGAGACCTCGGTGATGAACTTCTGGATGTCGATCCGCCCCCGGCACTTGGTGCATCCAGGCAACGTCAGGTCCCCATTGAGGTAGACCAGTGCGTCCGGGGTGTGCTGGACAAGCTCTTGGTTGTTCAGCTTCCAAGTACCGATGTAGGGTCGCTTGTCCAGAGGCATCCGTCTCTCCTACCGTGCCCTGAAAGGAGCAGGCTTCTTTGCCGACGAGCCCACAGGTGCGGGAGTGGGGACTAGGACCACACCCTGAAATCCCAGGTTGCTTGGCAGCGCCGTCACCAATCCCTGGGAGACTTTGGGGACCTTGCCCAGGACCGAGGCATAGTCCGCAGGCCCGGACTGCACAGGTTGCCCTGCCCCCCCTATCACCAAGTCATGTGACCCGGTGCCCGGAGTGGCTCGGTTCCCCCATCCAGAGTACCGGGGGTCCGAGGGTGACGGGACCGGAGATCGCATGGGAGTCACGGCCAGGTTCGCCTTCGAGGTGTCCACCATGGCGTTGACGACGAACTCCATCGTGAACCCGATACCGCCATGCTGATTGACCTCCTCGATGTTGTAGGCGAATGACTCCATGTTGCCATAGTAGACCCACTGGTCGTAGTGGATGCTCAGGGCTCCGACGAAGTGGTGGGCGTTGGACTTGCCCACGGTGTCGTAGATGTAGCCGTTGTGCCGGTAGAACTGGAACGCCATCATCAGGTTCTGCCAGGCAGCCGAATCCCGCTTGGACGCCCACTGCACCCCACGACTCCCGGAGATGAACGCACCGCACTTCGCCTCGATGGAGAGCCTGGGCTGCTCCTCCCCCCAGGCTTGGAACACGAAGCCGTACCGGGTGCGGTCGGTGAACTGCTGCTTCTTCGCGTACTTCATCGACAGGGTGGTTGGGTTGATGAGCAACACCAGCGGGGGGGTTTCGAGAAGTGCCCGCAACTGCATGGTGATGTCCACTGCCGTGTAGAGATCGGCGATGGAGGGCTGGCCGATCTTGGTCGGACCCCTCCCCTTGAGGTCCATAACCTGGGTGCCGTCAGGACCCCGACTCCTGTGCATGATCCCCTGGGAGACGTACTCCTGGGCAGACGCCCCCATGTTCGATATAGGGCTGTCCTCCAGCGTGGAACTGATAGCGTTCCGGGACGCCTGGTAGGCCGAGGGGGCGTTCCCCCTCCCGGCCTCCAAGACCTTGGCGAAGTCCTTCTTCTTCGCGTTGCCTCCCGCTGCCGAGTAGACCATCGGGGGCTCAACTCGGATCATGAACGGGGACAAGACCCGAAGAAGACTGTTCGACCCGTCGATGGGCAGCGCCTGGTTGGGCTCGTGCTCTAGGGTGAACTCAGGACCGGACTTCAACCCCTTGTAGTGCATTGGGGACGGTGGGGACTCCAGCATAGCTCTGGGAGCCTGAAGGTCATCCTGGGGGGTGGGTCGGTTCTCAGAGGAGAACCTCTTGGCAGACCCGGCCTTCAGATTGAACATCACGGCACCCCCTTGTCACCGAACAGGGACGAGGGCAAGCCCCCCAGGACAGAGTTGCCCCCCATCGCCTGGATGTCCTCTCCCTTGAACAACTGCTGAGTCCCCTGCACGAAGTTCAGAGCAGAGGGCTGGTAAGCGTTCTGCGTCCCGTAAGGTGACATGTTGGACCGAAGCCGGAGCACCTCGTGGGCGATGGCGAACTCGGCAGACAACTGGAACATGAAGGGCTTGTCCGCTGCCTCGTTCACGCTGAAGGATGTGAACCACCCCAGGTAGATGCCGCCGTCGAACAGGACCTTGATGATGCCCTGGAGGGCGATCTGCCCCGAGGTGTCGTAGATGGACCCGTTGTTGTGGAACAGCGCCAGGATGTCGAGGTACTTGTCGTAGGCGATGGTCTCTCGCCGCGTACCCCCCGTGTCGTATCCACCCCCGGTGATGTTGGAGAGCCCAGAGTAGAGCCGCTTGAACCCCCCTGTCGCCATGTTGATGGAGAGCCCCTGAGCCGCCTCGCCCCAGTGCTGCTCCACGAACCCCCCTCTGGTCTGGATGCGTTCCACCTGCTTGGCGTAGGTGAAGTTCAGGGAGGACGGGTTCACATGCAGGACCAGCCTCAGTCCCTCGGGGAGAAGACTGGTCGCCAGGTCAGGTCCGAGGATGTCGAAGACGACCGGACGAACCCCTTGCCCGTTGAACTCATCGTCCTCGGACATGAAGGCAGAATCAAAGACGGGGGAACGGTCCGCCATGTGTCATCACCCCATCGCCCTGGAAGCCATCAGGGTCCGCCAGCCCTTTACCACGGAGTCCATGCTGGAGTAGTTGTGCTGGACGATGGTTGTGCCCCCACCGGCTCCGCCACCCCCGGAAGCCCTATCCACAGCCCCTCCTGTCTTGGTAGCGACTGCCACGGTATCAGCACCATCGATCCGCTGAGCGAACTTCACTTGCCCGTCACTGTCGATGTGCATGAGGAAGTCCTCGGCTTTCGGACTGGCAATGGGAATACGCACCCCCTTACCCCGAAGGGACTTCTCTACCGTGGTGCTCGGAGTGCCCTCTGCGCCCTTGATCTCCTTGGACAGCAGACCCTTGAGTTCTGGGGGCATGATGTTCTCAGACAAGTTTTTCGACCAGCCAGCTACCTTCATGGGGTCTTCGTAGATCCCTGCCTCATACAAGGTGTTCATCAGGTTCGTTGCCGCCGTCGCCTGGGCTTGCCGGTCAAGAGCGTCGTTGAGGACAGGGTCCAACTTCTTCGCAATTTCTGCGGGGTTTTCTCCGCCCTTCCCGAGCAACTTCTTGTCTGCCTTCTCAGCCTTAAGCTCCAGCTTCGCTTCCTGTTTGCTGAGGTCTTCCAAATCGTCCGAGAAGTCTGTCTTCAATCCGGCTTCCAGGGCTTCCTGGCCCTTGCCCTGAAACGAATAGGGCACACTGGCCCGCTTTCCAGGAACCCGATGGATATCAGGACCCCAAAAGTGGTCCTTGGCGTACTGCTTGACGATTGCTGGTGTACCCCCAGCAATTGCAGTCTTTGTCACCGTACCCCCCAACGCCCGTGCTCGTTCTTGTAGGGCATCCCACTCATCTTGCTGAATCAGATTGGGCTTTTTTTCCATGAAGTCCTCATGGGAACTGGTCCCAAACCGGGCCTTCATAACATTGTCCACATACTTCTGAATCATCCGGGACTGCACCTGGATGGCGAGATCCGGATCGTATTGCCCCCGTCCCTTAGCAAGCAATGCCTGGGCCTCGGGCGTCTGAAGGGCCTCACCTCCGAGTTGCCCTGCGGTCTTGGATGGCCCCAGAAGGGACATGGCATCGGGATTTGTGAGTACGGACTTGCGTTGTGCCGAAGCCAACTGGAGGCCACTCTGGGCACGATTGAGCTTCAGGCTCTCCTCGGTGATCTTCTCCCGGATCGCCGCCTTATCCGCAGGAGTTTTCGCGGTCTTGAGGGACGCCTGCAAGTCGGCAAGGATTTTGGTCTGTGTGCGTATCTTCTCCCGGCTATCCGTCTCAGCCTTGGCAAAGCCTTCCAAGGCCGTTGACCGAGATTTCCGGCCATCTGCCCCCATGATCCAGTTCAGGATGCCCTCTACAACGCCATGTATCTCTTCCAGCCACTTGTCCACACCATTCTGGATAAGCTGGGTGAGTTCCGTCGTCCGGGCTACCTGCTCTTGTGCCAGGAGGGTATCTGCTGGCACACCCGCCTCCATAGCATCCTTGAAGGCGGCACTCTGCTGTTGCACGTACTCCCCGTAAGACGTACCTATAGCCTTCTTGGACCCCTCATCGATCTTCTCCCCCGCAGCATCCATGTGGGCGGCAATGATCTCGCCATTCTCGATGAAGGCCCCATGTGCCTTCACCGAGGCAATCTTCTCTGCCTCGGTCTGTTGCTTGCCGGACTTCAACTGCTCCAGCAAGGTTTGATGGCTCCCTGCCAGGACTTGGCTCACACGTTTGAGTTCCGCAAGCTGCCCACCCGATACGTTATACATGTTCTCCATAGCCATCGTCTGTACTTCGTCTAGGTCATGTACGGACTTCCCCTTCACCTTCTGTTGGATCATCATCATGAGCTTCCCACCCATGTCCAAGGACCCCAAGTTCATAGCCATTCGCCCCATGCCCCCCTTTGCACCCTGGGAGACCCCGATCAAGTTGGTCAACTGTTGCGTGAGTTCATCCCCTCCCGACTCGCGTGCCCGAGCCAACAACTTGGTCTGCTGGGCTGTACTCAGACCCCCCAACGTCTTGACTAGCCCCTTCGCATCGGACATGTCAATCTTGATCCCGGCCTTAGCAATCGCAGCGGACATCTCCTTGCCCACACCCTTCTCAGCAACCTTCTTGACAAAGTCCTCAGCGGTGTTCCGAGCAGAAATCCCATAGGTTTCCTTTGTGGTCTTCGCTCCAATCAACATGACCTTCTTGTGCTTCTCTTGTGTAGACAGGTCACCAAACCCCTTAGTTAGGCTCTGGACGAATTCACCCCCAGCCTTGACCCCCAGGATTTTCCCCATACGCAGGAGCAACCCTGCGGCCTCTTCCATTCGGACGTTGTACATGGTCATGCCCGAGGTCGCCTGCAAGACCATGTTGAAGAAACGCTTCACCCCGAACCCTGACTCCAGGGCTGCGGCATGAACAGCGGAGAGACTCTCCGCCACACCATTGATCCCCAGACCCAGTTCCTGCATCCGTTCGGCAAAGACCTCTGCCATCTCGACATTAGTCGTCCCCAGAAGGCGTGCATACGTCAAGGTTGCGGCCGTAGCATCCCGAAGGGCTGCCATTTGCTCTCGGCCCTTTCCTGCGGACTCACCCAGTTCCTTGAGGGTCACACCCGCCTTGCCAAAAGCCCCCCAGATTTCCAAAGTATCCTTGGCAGTTGTACCCCAAAGGGCATTGAACCCAAATTCGGTGGCCTGCTTTCGCAGCTTGTCCAACCCACCCCCAAGAGTCCCGAATGCCTGGTTGATCTCCCCCGCAGTTGCACCGCCCTCCAACAGGGTCCGGTTCAATTCCTTGGCCTTACTGTCTACAGCAACCAGAACCGCCGCCAGAGCCCCTACGGCAGCAACAATGCCCCCAAGAGCCATAACCAAAGGCCCAAGCCCGGACATTAGCTTACCCAACCCCGATTCGGCCCCACCAAGAAGACCCCCAAGAGGACCACCTCGGGAAGCACCCTTCTCCTGCATCAAGGCGCCTCGCCCGGACATCCCCTTGCCCAGGCCCTTGAAGATGTTGGCAAACCCACCTGATTTCAGGTCGTCGAAGGCTTTGCCAATACCCTCAGAGAACTCCTCCACCGCCTCGGATCGGGTACGCGAAGCCAACCGTTCAGCTTCTTCTGTTGCGGATTTCCGCCGCCTGATGACCTTCTCGTTGGCAACCCTTTCAAACTTCAGACGTGAATCCAGACCTTTCTGGCGACGGGCCTCCTCATTCCGAATGCCCTCCAGGGTCTTCTTCTCCTGTTTACTCAGCCCCCCCTTCCGGAGCCTCAACTCCGCCTCAAACGCTTTCTTCATAGAGGACTCGTACAGGTCCACGGAGTCCTGAAACTTCTTCGTGAACCCCTTCAGGGAAGCTGCCCCCACTCCGGTCTCAACAGCACCTGCTACCGTCTTATTGAACTCAGCGTGGATTTTGTTCCGAGCCTTCTTGAAACCCTCAACCAAGGAATCATCAACAGGCAGGTCGATGTTGGCCTTCCGTGCTGCTTCCTGAAGAGCCTTGACGAACCCATCCGTCTTGGCAGAGACATCAATGGTCAAGGTGAGCATGTCATTGACGGACATCGGTTACTCCCTTCCCCCACCGAAGGCAGGATTTCGACCCTTGATCAACTGGTTCAACGTCCGGGTGTCCACGTCGGAGTCAGCGTTCGGGTCCACCACATTCTGCCCGGACACTTGGAGGTCCCCCGTCGTCACTGCCCCTTCTGCCAGGTACTTCTGGTACAGCCGGTCAGCATTGGGTGCTGCCGGGATGTAGGTCACACCCTGACGCCCGAACCCTCCCCGGTCGTGCAACATCCGTTGAAGCTGGTCCGCCGTGAGTGCCAGGAGAGGCTGCGGCCGGAAACCTTCCTGCTGGGCTGCCACCTCGATACGGTCCCTCTCCATCTGCAACGCAAGCTGCCGGGCTGCTCTATTGGCCTTCTCCTGCTCGAACTGGTTTCGGATGCGGGTCTTGTAGTCCTCCACCACCCGGTCGTGAAGGTCGGCATCCCCAGTGACCCATCGCCGCATCTCGTCTTCGAGATCCTCTACGGACTTGACGGACAGGCGATGGGATACACCTTCAACCTGAGACTCACCCTTGGGGTCTACGATACCAAACTTGCTATAGTAGAAGGTGTCCAGGATCTTCTGCCGGCGTTCCTGGACCTCCTGTGCCCGTTGCCGATCCCGGTCATCGAGCTTGCGAATACCCTTGGGGGAGTTCCCAGAAGCCACCAGCTTGGCGGTCTCCCAGTTGTGATCCATCTCCGTCTTCAGGTCCTCGTACTGGTTGAACGCCACCCACATCTGCTGCACTCGGTTCAGACCCAGCCGGTCAGCCCCAGGCACTCCTGAGTAAGCTACTTTTCGGTTGAAGGCGACCCAACGGTATCGGGAGTCCTGTTCATAGCTGTAAGGGACCACAGCATCCGTGGCCTTCTGCACACGGGAAAACAACCCGAGAAGAACCCAGAACAACCGAGTAACTGCCGGATCAGGCAGGTACCTCAGTGTGCGTGCCACCAACGGTACAGTGCTGTCCTCACCCAGAATGCAGACCCCGTCTACCATCCAGACGGATGTCGCCAGCGCCCAGACCCGCCACTCCATATCCGAAGTACCGTGCGCCCGGGACCGGAGCATGAACAGGTCCCCTGGGGACAGGGACCGGATCTGGAGAGTGATCCCTGCCACCGTGACTGCGTGCGTCAAGAACCCGGGCGATAGGAGAGCCTCCACATCCTCGTAGAAGCGGACCCGCTGCGCGTAAGTGGTCTTCGGCAGGATCACCCCGGACACCTCCTATCAGGGACGCGGCGGGGGGCGGAACCGAGGGTTCACCGCTCCCGTCGTAGCAGGGTTGACGACCTTCGGGTCCGTTCGAGCCCGGGCAGCCGGGACATCCAGGGATTGAGCCGGGAGAGCGAAGACCGGAATCCCGTCCTTCGTCGGCTCCAGTTCCGTTGCCGGGGCTCCCACATCCAAGGCATGTGTCTCTGCCTCAGCAGCGGATGCTGCCAGGTGCGGGGGCACCCTCCGGGACTGCATCTGGGGATGGACCCTCTCCAGAACCGAGCCCTCATCCATCGGCGGGGCACCCCTCGCCGCCCGACGACGCATCTCCAAAATGCGGAGGTGCTCGGCCTCCATCGCGGCATTCGCGGAGTCATCATCATCCGCGTTGATGAAGGAGGAGTCCGCCCGGGGAGGAACCGGGAGGGGTTGGGCCTGCTCAGGCAACTCCGCCGGGGGAACCGCCTGCTGAGGGATGATCGAGCCCGTCCGACGAGCCGGGGGTGGTACAGGAGCAGGGGCAGAGACCACCGGAGCAGAAGGAGCAGCCTCTTCCTGGAGCGTGGGCTTCAAGGCTTCAGCCACCCTAGCAGGGGCCTCGCCATGCTCCACAACAGACGCCATCCTGTGTGCGAACACTTCCTGACGCCCCTTGTCCGCCTCGGCTTCCTTGCGTGCCTTCAGTTCCGTGATCCGGTCCTCCAGACGTTCAATCTCTGCATCCACGTCCGAAGGCTCGTACTTGATCGCCTGGTCGGCTTTGGCCTCAACCTGCCCCGAAAGCTCGCTGTACTTGCGGAAGGCCCGAGTAAGAACCGCACGGGACCACCGGGATACCAGACTCCGAATAGCCTTGACCCTGGGAACCCTGATTTCAACCCCGGACTCCGTCTTCTCCCCCGTGGACACGTAGTCCACGTTACGAAAATCCATGCCCCCAACTTGCACAATGGCGTGAGACAAACAGGCGATACGGAAGCGGTCGAGGTAGTCCACCGCGTTGTTGGGGTCCTCCGTCTCGGCGGAGAGAGCCTCGGAAGCATACCGTTGGACCTCCAGTTCTTCCTGGGGCATGAGTACGCGGAAAGTCACCTGAGTGACGCCGAGGTCGAATGTCAGTTCGCCCTGACCAATCTCTTCGATAGGTGCAAGTGCCTGTTCCAGAGCCTTGAAGTCGATCTGCATCTGCGTGTTCCCCTCTCATCTCAGGGAATCAGGCAGTGGCACCTCTGGACAGCGCAAGCGGGCTTGATCCGGTTCTGACCCATCATCATCCGTTGAACCATCCCCCAGGGGGAGGGAGTCAGACCAAGCAAGGGCTATCGCATCTATCCGTAGGTCCGTAGAGGGCCACCGGCTGTTCCGTGGTTGCATCAACCATCCCCCACATGGGGGAGGATCTTCTTCACCCTACCCCAGAAACGGTCACCCGATGATGAACTGCGACTGGGCTGCTCCACCCGTGATGTCACCACCCGCCTGGTTCGGCGTCGCCGACCCGATCTTGCCGAAGCGGATCGAGCCCAACTGACCGATGGTCGGGTCGTTGCCCGTTGCCAGGAACTCACCGTACATCGTAGCGAAGTCATGCACGTCGGAGATCGTCACGTCCCCGGTCTCCATGATGAGCCCCGAGTCCCTGGCGAAGGTTGCCGACCAGGTGTTGAACCAGCACGCCTCGTAGATGGTGATGAGTGCCGAGTGCCCACGAGTGCTGTCCGTGGGCGAGGCAGAGTCGCTGCCACTTCCTGCCTGACCGAAGTCCGGGGTCACCTTCGGGTAAGTGATCTGCTTGGTGCCACCACTGAAGAAACCCGAGGTACCCTGCTTGCCCACGTTGGCAACGCCCAGATCGTAGTCCGCCAGGGATGAGAAGACCAGTTGCATCTCGATGTCGAACGGCCACCGATGGTGGGCGAGCGACCGAACGGGTCCGTCCACACCGGAGGCATAGCCCGTTGCCTGCCACAGGTTGCAGAGGTACAGGAGCGCCCGCTCGAAGCTGCCCGTCGTGGGCTCCGTCACGGACGGAACCAACTCGGCGATGTGATCGCCGAAGCCCACGCCACGAACGTTGTCGATGGTGCGGCTCTGGGACGGGTTGAACGAACTGACCACTCCCGTCTGGTGCATCGCTGCGTTGTTGCCGTAGTGCGGGGTGAGCAGACGCACCTTCTGGCTCACCGCAGTGCGGGTGTTCGGGCTGGTGCCCATCTCGTACAGGTACGAAGAACCACCCAAGCCATTTGCGGGGGTCTTGTCGGTGTTCGGCATGTCTCGTCTCCCTCACGGTACGGGCAGGGATGCACCTGCACCCCCTCGTCGTCCTATCTCTCCCCGGGTATAGAAGCCCTATCGAGCCGGAAACTGGACTTGACTTTGGACCCCAGGTAGGCTCTCTGGCAGCGTTATGGGGGCACGACATGAACAGGAAGCTCACCGCCGAGACCGCCCAATCCATCCTGAACCGGGTCGCCTCCGGTGAAGCCCAGAAGGACCTCGCCGTAGAGTACCAGGTCAGTCCGGCAGCCATCTCCAACCTGGTCGCAGGGAAGTCCTGGGTAGGTCTCACCCGAACCGCGAAGGGCATCGTGAGGCACGGGACCAAGCTCTCCCGTGAGGACCTCCAGGGGATTCTTCTGCGGCTGTCCAAGGGCGCGAAGCCTGCCCAGATCGCTGCTGACTACGGAGTGACCCGCCAGACCATCGCCAACATCAAGCGGGGTCGGGCATGGGCAGAGATCCCCCGACCGGACGTGGCGCCGGCACGCCCGGTCAGGAGGAAGGTCTGGGAGACCTAGAGGCTCTGCTGGAGGTACGCCAGCACGTCACTCGGGGGCGCACCGAACAACACCTGAATACGCTTCGCCGGAACCTTGCATGACGTGGTCCCCTGGATGACCGCCAGAGCCTTGACGATAGGCATGTTCAGGGCCGTCTCGTTCGCCTGGATGAACTGAGTCATCTTCTCGATGTGCCGGTCGTACACCCCAGGTAAGTTGCCAGCCTCCAGCCGAACCTGGAGAGCCAGGAGGATGGTCTTGGTCACCCGCTCCTCCAGGGAGCCCCCAGGGAGCCCACCATCGGCTTGCAACCCGGAGAGGTCCTCCAGAAGACGGCCCGTGTAGGACCATTCGGAGACCCCTGCCGCCAAGTTGTACACCTGCACCTGAGACTCGTGGGTGGGGATCGACTTGAATCCGGCGCTTGTCGTGGAGATTTTGACCCTCTCTCTCAGCACACCCCCTGAGGGCTGTTCCGGTGCATAGTAGCAACTGGACATCACCGGGGCGAAATCGAGGGAGGGCTCCTCCAGGAAACCGAAACCCTTACCCCGGGTGACCGACTGCCGAACAGCAGGGGCTCCATCTTGGAGTCCACCTCGAAGTTCTCCCCCACGACCTTGAACCGCCGGAGGGTGCCTCCCGTGGGCAGGGCGGCGACGTAGATCGCCTCCATTGGCTGGGTGCCCAGGCACTTGAACCGATGGGTGACTCGAACGAAGGAGCCCAGGGGGTAGGCCCTCCCGGTGACTTCCAGCTTCTGCATGGCGAGGTCGATGGCTCGCCCGGTACGGGTATCGATCAGGGTGTTGAGTGCGGTTTCCATATTCATCCTTCCTCGGAAGCATCGTTCCGGGTCACGGCGGCAACGAAGGGGACAAGGGCCTTGTCGATCTTGTGGCGCTCCCAGGGTGGGACGTTGGCCCGGATGAACACCGCCACGTTCTCCGTGGGCTGGCAGATGTGCCAGGTAACCATCGGAGGCAACGGGGTGGGGTTCCTCGGGTCCAACTGCTTCCGAATGGCGTCCAGGGCAAGCCCCTGCTTCTTCAATTCGGTAATGCGCCGCAAGGTCACCAAGTGCTGTGCCCCGTAGGTGGCCGAACAGCCAACCTTCAAGGGCGCCTGCACCAGGCCCTGACTGATGTAGTAGCGGATGGTACGAGAACTGACCCCGGACTCCCTCTCCAGGGCCTCCAAGTTGTACTCGACCGTGTTGTTGGGCTCGCTCATGCCCCCATGTTACCCCAGGGGATCACACTGTCAAGATCAAAATCAACCATCGGGACAAATCGTCCCCGATGGCGTAGAGGGGGAGGCAAGCACGTCCCAAGGAGAACCATGCCATGTCCGTAAGCGCCCGAACCTTCCAGCTTCTCTACATCGTTCGTCAGCGGGCTCTGCTCGACAAGCCCACATCGTCCGACGACTTCGCCGAGTTCGTCCACACCCGTCGCAAGTCCGCCCCTGCTCTGTACTCGCAGGCGTACATCTCCCCCTCCGCCATCGAGGACAGCCTCCAGCGGATGACGACCGAGGGGCTGGTCATCCAGGTCGATGGGGTCTACAACCTGACCCCAATGGGTTCCCAGATGGCAGACATCCTCGACGGCATCGACGCCTGCACCGACAAGTTCCTCCTCGACTACAAGGAAGAGGTCACCCGAGGCGTCCTCAAGCAGCAGGCCCGTCTGGGAGGCAAGGCCCTCAACGTCCGAGAAATTGCCGGCATCGCCAACATCTCCCTCGACTCCGCCCGCCGGGGCCTTGTGGACCTCTACGCCAAGGGGGAGATCGTGGAGATCGCCTCCGGTCGGTCAAACGTCTACACCTTGGCAACCCCTCCGATGGAGCCAGTTGTCCAGGCACCCCAGACGGACGATGACGACGGAGTTCGAGCGGCACTCCGGACTCTAGCTGAGGATGAAGATGTGCCCATCTCCAAGGCCCCCGAGGAAGACCCTGTGCCCCTGGGAGCCGTCCTTCAGGACGAAGGCCCCGACCACGAGCCCGAAGACGCCCCACCCCAAGCAGAGGAAGCCCCGCCCCAGACCGGCCACTGGCAGGCTCGCTGGGTCGTGGGTGAACCACCCAAGGCAGGACCTACCGTCTCCTTCGCCTCATGGGCACCCGACCAGGAAGCACCCGACCAGGAAGCACCCGAACCCGCCAAGGACCCGGAGGACCTCTGGGGGGCCGTCCCTCCCCGCATCCGTCAGAAGTACCTGGACGCGGCGAAGGTCACCGGATTGGGACTCAACGAGTTCCTGAACCTGCTCATCGAGAACGCCCGTGTACGGATGCGGCAAGTTGCCCTCTATCAGGGTGACCTGCCCGAGGACGCCCTACGGCACATCATCAGGACTGCCCGCTAGTGACCCCAGCCGGAGGCCGTCTGGTACTTCGGCTGCCCATCCCACTTGAACGCCCATGAATAGGATGTGAGCCGAACCATCGGGCGACCATCCGAGCCAGAGGTAACCTTCTTGTTGATGACCGGACCCGTGAACTTGTTGGACACGGGAACTATGTAGTCAGCCGACCCAGTGCTCCGGGTAACCTTCTTGTCGATCTCCCGCATCGCGACCATCGCCGGAGTGACCTTGACCACCTGGTAGTAGTCCACGCGGGTCTGGCCGTAGCCCCATGACGAAACGAAGATGTCCCCAACGATGACGGCTACCGCAGCCGTCCGGTAGGGCACGTAATCCACCTTCCCCAGAGCCTTCATGACCGTGTTCTCTACGGTGTAGTCACTGAGAGCCATGTCCAGAAGACTTGACACCGGACCCTTGGTCTTCACGCTGAAGAAAATGGAACCGGACTCAGCATGTTCCGAGATGGACACCACATGCCGGATGGGGAAACTTGCGGACCAGACAGCTTGCTCCGGCTGAACATGCAGGACACCAGTCAGGAGGAAGTCCCCGCTGTGCGCCGAGTTCCCCAGGTCACGAGCCTCGTACTCCTTGACCGACAGGTTCTTTGCCCCCTCCACAGCAACCCAGTAGAGAGCCTTCTTCTTGTCCCCAGCGGTCATCTGAAGGGCCGTCTTCTGGCACAGGTACGCCGCCGCCATCTTCTCGATGGTCTTCAGCTTGGCATAGTAGTTGGGGTCTTCGGTCAAGTGGTCCATCGCAATCTCCGTGGCGATCTCCGGGTTGTTGGTGTGCTCCATTTTGATCCCCTGAGCCAAGGCTTCCGGGTCGAAGTCCTCTGGAACCTTGTCGTCTGCGAGCCCCCCAGGCATACGGTCAGTCCACATGGTCGCACCTAGAACTTGAGGTCCATCCCGAGACGGAACCCATTTCGGGCATGAGGTACGGCGCAGCACTTGCCCACCACCAGGGGGGCTGTAACGCCGACCATGTTCAACCGGGCATCAGAGTCATTGCAGAGGAACCCGTTCTCACTGACCTTCAGGTCCTCGTTCAGGTTGTAGGTGATGAACGCCCCAGGTGTTCGGGCACCCCCTGCGTCGATGGGGACCGTCTCAAACACGAGGAACAGCATCCGACCACCACCTGCCGTTACCGTGATGGTCGAAGCCCCATAGACCGACCCCTGCACATCCCGAAGCTGTACGCCCGTGAAGTTGTTGACCGCTCCCCAGTTCTCCCCAGGGTCGTAGTTCTCAGAGGGAAACCCGATGAACCCAGTAGCCTCGTTCCCATCGGAGGCTTCCACGACGTACTCGTCCACGTCGTTACCCGGATCGATGTAGCGGACCCACAAGCCACCCCGCCATCCCGTCCGACGAAGAAGCGGACCTGCCTTGCAGGAGAACTTGTCGCCGTTGATCTGGAAGATCACGTCATCCATCATGTTGCTTGTGATCTGACCCATCTGCGACCGCTCCTCCCAAGAGGCTTCCACCCTACCTGGGAATATCGACTAGAAAACGACAACCCCAGGGCTCAATCCTGGGAGGTCGCCCGTAGTAGGGACACGAGGGAAGATACCGAACCAGACGGAGGACAAGATGCGCTAGGATAATCCAGGACGTAACACCTAAGTATCAGAAGCTAGACCTGAAAACAACCGTCGAAGGAGGTCCACCACACCCTTGAATGATCGTCACCCCTGGGCCTGCGGTCGTGAGCCGCTGACAGAGCCCAGAACCCGTTGCGTGTCTCTCCACGCTGGAACACGGGCTGGGGAACCAAAGAGGGCACAGTGCCGGGCCTACCCAAGGCAGCAGGTGGGACCGGGAAGAGGGTCGTACTCCGGCACCTTCGGCACTGTGGCACTGTGAGGACCAAGCACCCCACAGCCCCTGGAAGGGGGCTAGATACCAGGGATGGGTCACCTACCCCGGGGTCGCAGGGCTTGAACCCCCTGTTCTGGGTCCCATGGACACGGGGGCTTAGAACAGAGGGCTCAACGGAACACCACTGGCGGGGCCGCTCCTACCGCAAGGGCGGCAAGGCGGTCCGGGACCTCCGGGCCGCCGCCCACGCCAAGACGGAGTGAACTCCCTCCCCAGAGCGTAGTAGTGACAAGGGGGACGACGCCCCGGCTCCGCAAGGGCCAACGGTCGGGCCAGGGACGGTCACCTTACTGACGGACCTGGGACTTCCCTCCGCTAGGAGGTGGGAAGGCGGCGGTTGGATCTAGTGAGGGGGACGGCGCCACACAGTCGGATGGGGGTGGACCTTGTAAGGGTTCACCCCTTAGCATTTAGGGGCTGACCCCCACAGGCCGATCTCCCGCAACCGACCCCTCAGGTACATCACGTCCGTGTAGGGCTCGTCATACCGGATGGTCAGCACCTTGAACCCCAACTCCAAGGCTTGCTCCTGCTTGACACGGTCCCGCGTCTGCAACGCCTCGAAGATGTATCGGGCCTTGTGCCAGTAGGGGATGTAGACAAAGTGCTGCTTGCCATGCACCTCTACCAGCAGGTTGTGCCCCGAGAAGTACCCATCGAAGTACAGGCGATAACCCGTCAAAGGGTTGAAGATCCGCAGGTCCGACCACTCCCATTCATAGGCTTCACCCAGGATCTCTGCCAACGCATCCAGCACCCGCTTCTGGAACGCCAGCCGATTCCGAGTAGGCAGGTTGTTCTCCTTGCAGTACCGAAGCACCGTCAACCCAGAGCACCCCAGCGTGTCTGCCGCCAAGGCAACCTGCACCCTTCCCTTGTCATCCTTGAACGGGGACAAGTCCTGGAGGGTGAGGTTCAACTTGTTCGCTGAAGGTTGAAACTGATAAGCCCCAGACACGAACCAGGGAGCCTCATGGTACAACCCCTTGTATCCTGCCACACCCAGGTTTGCATGAACTGCCAGCTGGTGCCCTGTGTCAAGCATTATTGGTAAGTGCTTGACATTACTGGGTTATAGGCTGCTCCGGAGGTGGAATGTCAAAAGCAAGTACAAAAGCGGGAACACGGGCTGGTAGAAGGCTTCGACGTTCGCCACGGTCGGGTCTTCCGGGTCCACCGTTGCCTTGACGCCCGTGTAGATGGCGATGATCTCCTGCTTGACCAGGGTCTGCAACAGCCGAGCGAGGCGTCCCTCCACCTGGGAGAGGATGCCGGGCAGGAACTTGATGCCGATGAACTGGTCGAGGGTCTCACGGCTCTGCTGCTGGACGTGGTCGGCGATGAGCCGCACGGTCGGCGTCTTCGTCAGGATGTTGGTCATGTCGGTCGTGAGACCGTGACGCACCGAGATGAAGGGAGGCTTGTCCTCCAGGACCGTGATGCCCTTGACCGCCAGCAGGTTCTGCTGGACCGCATCGAGGATGCGAGCGAGTTGCGTGGGTCCGACGAGCTTGCGACGGGTCCACGGGGTTGCCACGTCCACGTTGGGGGAGACCACGGAGCCCGTGAGCATCGCTGCCAGCATGGGTCCGTCGATGAGGTACTCCTTGGTCGTCCCGTTCGTGTCCTCAATGTTCATCAAGGCGATGTCGGGGTAGACCAGACGCATCCGGTCGCTGGAGAGCGTCTGAGCCAGGGTCTTCGCCTGTTCTTCGGTCGTCCCCGCTGCCACGCCGAGGATGGAGGTACGCTCTGCCCGGTAGCGGATGGACGACTGGATGTCGTTCGACCGCTTGAGCAGTTGGTACATCTGCGTAGAGTCGCCACGGAGGGGGGTGATCATGTCGGGACGGATGTTGCCCGGCAGGACCCCTTCCAGTTCCGTGATGGCGTTGACGTAGGTGTTCACGTCGGCGTAGATGCTGCCCTCGGCACGAGGCACCTGCTTCAGACCCACCAGGACCGCCCCATTGGTGATGGCGAGGTACGCCGCCAGGGTGAGGGGGTTGTCCGGGTGAATGGGTCCGAAAGCCGCCTCGATGGAGGACATCTTCGTGAAGAACTGCGTTGTGAAGCTGTCCTTCTGGTAGACGTAGCTGGCGTAGTACACGTCCCCGATGGCGGGCTCCTCACCCCCACGCGGGTAGGTGGTCACGAGTGCCGTGTCCCCAATCGTAACCCCCGCCGTGTTGGCGACGAGCAGTTCCACACCCGGGAGGGTGCGGATGGGGATGTTGGCGTTGGTCGTGACCGCCTCCGCCACGTCGAACCGCAGGGTCGCGGCTGCCGGGTAGGAGATCCAGGGTCCGAGCGAGTTGTTGTGCCAACCACGCGGGAGGAGGGTGAAGGTCAGGCCCGTCACCTCATCCCGGTAGGTCTGCCCGATCCGCCCGTCCTGACCCGTGCCGGAGTTGAGCAGCGAGGTGTTCGATGAACCCGTCCCGTCCGACTTGTTCGAGGTGACGTAGAAGCCGTTGATGGCGGCATCCCCGACCGAGCCGTTGTTGGTGAGTTCATCGATCCCCGTCCCGACGAAGAGCCACGACTTGGTAGTGGCGTCCTTCAGGACGATGCTGGAACCCGTGCCGTAGTCCGAGGTGGCAGGGCCCGCCGAGGCGATGTGGAGGTACTTCCGACCCGAAGAATCGGCGATGACCTTTGCCACTGCCTGGGCAGCGAACTCCTGGGCTGCCACACCGATGGAGGTGAAGTCCTCCAGGAAGGCGGCAACCGTGGAAGCACGATCAGAGTTCAGTGCCGAAGCCAGAAGCTCCGCCGAGACCAGGGTCCGGGCTGCCACGGTGCCTTCGGTGAACCCGAGAACGGCATTGGCAGAACCGTTGCCGATGACGACCTGGCTGGCCTCCTTGTAGGTCGGACTAGTGATGCGGATGCCCGCACCATCACCCCGTACCAGGAGGGCTGCCTGAACGGCTGCCAGGTCTCCGAAGGGGGCTCCCGGGAGGTTCGCCAGAGCCGTCTGGATCTGGAGAATGACCCGGTCGCCTGCCGCTGCTGCCACACCCAGGATGTTCGTGGTCCCCGTGTCCGAGGACACGAAGGTCACCTCGCAGGAGTAGCCGTCGAGGGAGAACTTGAACTTATTGTTGGCGGGCTGCGCCCCGGTGCCGTCGTAGAAGACGATCTCGGGCTCGCCGTTGGTGTCCGTGCCCCCACCGAAGCCGGTGTAGGCAACCAGGGTCGCTGAAGCCACGGTCCCCTTGTAGCCTGCCTCACCGTACTCCGCGTTGGCGATGCCCATCTTGGTGTTGCCGGTGCCCGCACCGATGACGAGGGCGCACTGGTCGAAGCTGTTGTTGCCAGCCATCGCCAGTCCACCGGGATGGATGCGGTTGCGGAGGATGAGCCGGTCGTGCAGGAGCTTGGCGTTCTGGGTGATCGTGTACCGCTTGGCGACCATGCCCACGTTGAGCTTGGCCTGCCGAGTCGTGACCGAAGTTCCCGTGTCGAACCCTGCGAGCACCGCGAGGCTGTCCGCATCGGTGACGCCCGTAGAGTTGAAACTGAGGTGCCCTGCGGACGACGTGCCCGGAAGCTGGAGGAACACCTGGAGGCGTCCGTCCCCGTCTGCCGAGAAGATGAAGTCCAGACCGCCAAGGGTGGGGTCTCCGGCGATTGCCAGAGCGATGGGGCTCCCCGCCGTGGGCACCGTCAAGATGTTGTTCCCGGCAACGCCACGGAAGGCAGTGTTGAGGGCTGAAGCCAGTGCCGTGGCATTGGCGTAGGTAGCGGCTGCGACCGTCCCCGTGAGAGCCGTCGATGCCACGGTGTCCGTCGCCACGAGGACCTTCAGGGTACGGAACCCCACACCCAGATCCACGGGACCGTTGAACCGGGTGGCACCCTTGTAGAGAGCCACGGTCGCCGGGTTGTAGATGCGGTACGGGTCGAGTGCGGTGAAGGCATTGACCCCGTCGATGGCTCCCGTCAAGGTAGCCAACCCCGTAGCCCCGTCGTAGGACAGCACCTTGCCGATGGAACCCGTCGTGATCGTCCCAGCGCCCTCGCCGACGACCACGTACCAGTCCTTGTAGTAGTCGGTGATACTGCTACGGACAGCCCCCAGCTTGAGCACCGTCGTGCTCAAACCGGCATCCGCCACCACCGCCCCCAGGTGACCATCCGCCGCCTCGTTGATGCGAGTCACGTAGTCCGCGACAGTGACCGTTCCGGCTACGACCGTGGCGGTGACTTCGACACCATCAAGGTTCAGGATGATCTGCTCGTTGCCGGAGAGGAAGTCGGCTGACACGAAGCTCGCGTTGTTCGGGTACACCACCTCTTCGCCGACGAAGTGGGCCATGATGCCCGTGCCGCCGAGGGAGATGTTGTCCAGGTCTGTCCCAGCGACGGGGAGAACCGTGTCCCCGTTGATGGTCATGGCGACCAGGTCCGACTCCCCCTGAATGAAGGCGTAGGGAGCAGGACCCGCAACCGTGTACTTCGCCGGGGTGTCCTCGGTGTTGGCGAACGTCAGGGTGACGATCTCCTCGACCGGACCCGTGAAGCCTGTACCCGACCCACCCTCAAAGTGAAGATCCGGGGTGAGTTCAGAACCCGAGGGGAACTCGACGGTGATGCCCGTGAGTCCTGCCGACTTGGTGGCAGGGTTGAACGTCGGGGTGTAGAGGGGGTTGCCATCCGAGTCCTGGACCGTGTACTTGCCCACGCCGCTGATCCCAGCGAGTGTGCAGGTCAGGGTGTACTCCATGTCCTGGATGAGGTTGTAGTAGAAGCTCGCGTAGACCGTGGCTCCCACCGGGACTTCATCCGCCAGGGTGATGACCGAGCCCTCAACCTTGACCACCGTGACCGGACCACGCTTCAGGGCGTCGTCCACGGAGAAACCCCAGTACGCCTTGACCACGTCGGGGCGGTTGACCGGCAGCCCGATGCGGCTGTTGGATACGCTCTGGAACAGGCTCTGACCCAGGGGGGTGTCACGCCCGTTGCCCAGGGTCGGGTCCATCGGAAGCTGGAACTCGGTCTTGCTGTCCACCCCCTGAGAGGAGACCACCGCCGTACACCCGGAGAGGTAGGTGCGGTTGTCGATCAGGGTCGGGGTGACCTGGGTGCTGTCGAACATCTCCGAACCCGTGGTCGTGGTCCCGGCGGTGACCGCCGCTGCCGTGCCCCACATGATCCGGTCGTTCTGGAGGATGAAGTCAGCCCCCTGGATGAACTGAGACCCCCCGGGGACTTCGCCCACCCGGCTCACGCTCTGGACGTTGATGTGCCCGAGGTAGTCGAAGGTGTCCTGCCAGGAGTTGAACCAGTAGGTGATCGTCACCGTCGCCCCGGCTGCCGGAGCCTGAGAGAGGGTCACCGCACGGGTCGCACCGTCCACGGAAACCGGGATCACCTGGCGGTTGTTCACCTTGACCACTACGTGGCTGGGGTCCGTCGTCGTCACACCACCATTGGAACCATCCACGATGGGTCCCTGGTAGGTGTAGAAGGTCTTGCGGCGGATGCTGGTCTGCCCACCGTAGATGCCCAGCAGGGCGTTCGCGGTGTCATCCAGGACCGTCAGGTCGCAGGTGGCGTAGAGGACCAGGGTGCTCTCGCCGAAGTTGTTGACGTAGGTGTTCGCCGTCAACGTGCCCTTGCCAGCCGCCGAGATGACGTTGGCAACCTGCTTCATCGTGTAGTCAGCCTTCGCGGGCAGGGTGAACTTGTACTGGGTACCGTCCACCACCAGGGTCAGGCTGTTGTTCGCCGGGACGATGACCTCGCCGGTCGGTCCGAGGATGTCGGCATGGATGTCGATGGTCTCCGTCCCCGGCGTGGGGGCGTTGACATCATGAAGACCCGCCGCTGCCCGGACGACTGCCGTCTCGGCAGACACCTGGGAGGACACGTCATCCGTGATGAGGGTGTCCGTGCGGTTGAAGAAGTAGGTCACCCGGACCAGGTCTCCCAGCTTGGGAGCCTGAGCCAGGGTCAGGATGCCACGAGTGCCGTCCAGGGCGATGACCACCACAGGGAGACCGTTGATCGTCACGGTCACGTCGCTGCGGTTGGTGCTGGTCAGACCCCGACCTGAACCGTCCGTCACGGGCAGGTTGCGGACCTGCACTCGGGTGAGCACGCCGTCGAAGCTACCGAGGGTCACGACCCCCGTTGCCGAGATGGACACCACGGAACGTCCCGTCATGTCCTCTCCGACAACCCGCTGGTCGATGGACGCCGAAGAACCTCGCACGACCTCGAAGTCGTTCTGCGACAGGTACTCGTTGCCCTCACCGATGAAGATCGGAATCTTCAGGGTATCCAGAGCACCCTGAAGGGGGTTGTCATAGTTCGTCTGGGTGTAGACGTTGGGGGGAGCGTACTGGGAACCTGGGAACGCCATCTGGCACCTCGTCTTGAGCCCACTGGGCAGTTGCCTGACCTACAAAGCCGTCGAGCCTTCTAGCCGCATCACCCATCTCCCTTACAGGAGAGGCAGATCCCCCGAGGGGAAGCCCAAGACCAGGCGAAACATTGACCCACATGAGCCATCCTCTTTGTCAGAGGAGGAGAGGTGCCGGGCATGGGTCTCGCAGACCGCCCTCACTACTACGATGCTAGGATAGAGGAACTAACGAGGACGAGGACCACGACCCGCCCGCCAAGTCATCGCTGCCCGGTGGATGCCCAGCCCACGTTCGTGGACACCCCTTTCTTCGGGCTTCATCACCCGGTAGCTGCCATCAGGGTTGCGAGAGAGGTCCTGCCCCGAAGCTCCTGGAGTGCCACCCAAGACCTCCTGCTTCTCCCTGAGCCGATTCTCTGCCACGTCCCAGCCCTGCTTCGCCGACTGCCCAATCACCCGGTCAATGTGGGCGTCGAGGTCGTGGATGCCAGTGTTCTGGGGGACAGGTCCCGTCACGTCCTTCTTGAAGTGCCCCTGGACCTGGGAGGGCACCATCGCGGCAGCCTTCTTCCCACAGGAGGGACACTCCCGAGGCTTAGTGTGGTCCCCGAGCTTGACATGGGCGTCGAACTTCAAACCGCACTCGCACAAGAACTCGTGGGTAGGCATCAGAGTGCTCCCTGGTAGAGACGCTCCCGACCTTCAGGCTCCCGCATGGTGTCCTTGAGAGCATCGAAGTCCACCTTGAACGCCTTGAACACCCGGTCTCGCTGGGCATCTGTCTGGAACCATTCGGGCTGGTTCTGCACAGAGGACAAGGAGATGACGTGCTCCACCCCAAGGGTCGTGAAACCGAAGACCCTCTTGAAGGGGTCATCACAGCCGAAGATGACCTGCCCTGCTTCCTTGGCGTTCAGCAACGCAACCAGCCAGTCCCCAAAGCACATGTACCGGATCACGGGTCACCTCACCATCTCGAAGGTTCCATCCCGACCGGACCAGAACGGATCAGAGATCGCCTGGATGCCGAGGGACTCCATCGCTTGGATGTTACCGTCGTGCCCGGGAAGTTGGTCATCGGGTAGTGCGGCAATCGCGGCAGCCTGGTCTGCCGTCAAGGGAACTACCGACCGAAGCCAGTTGTCGAGAGGTACATGGATAGACCAGGATGTCTGGGCCGTCACGCTGAAGTTCGAGTTGTAGAAGTAGTCATCCCCGTTCTCGTCGTAGACTTCTTCGGACTCACCACCCATCGACACGTCGCTGATCTCGATCCCCTGGTGGGAGAGGTGCGACCGTAGAACCCCCCAGATGTACATGATGGTCGAGTCCGAAATCTCCTGCTGGGCGTACACGTCCCGGCTCATCACGTCGAACTCGATAGTCAGGTCCCACTTCCCGCCATATTCCATGTACGCCGGACGACGGATGTCGTGTACCATGACTGCCATCTGATCCCCGGCCTGAGCCCTACGCCCGAACGCCAGGACCACCCCTGGGATGGCGGCATTGTTGGCGTGCATCTCTACCAGGGGGTACGGACCCCGGCTCTCAATGGGGTAGCGGTAGTCCGCCTGCAACCAGCGCCCCCCGGTCAGGGGCTGCATCAACGTCAGGCCCCCCGTGAGTTCGCCCGCCAAGTTCCGGTCTAGGGTATAGTTCGCCCCCTCCACGTACTTGAACCCCGATGGCATCTCATAGATGCGAGTCGTCCCCGCCAGGGGAGGGTGTGCCAGTTGCCCCGTGGTCGGGGAAGACATGGCGACGGGTTCATGGGAGACATCCAGGAGGGGGTCCACGTAGAAGACCAGGCTCCCTGGGGTCTCCTCCTGCACGTCGATGTAGTAGACGCCCGGAGCCGAGGGGAAGTACCCCTGGTTGTTCTGGATAGCGACCGCATCCTCCCGAATCCACTCGATGGAGAACCCAGGCTTGTTGTTCACCCTGGTCAGGAGGCAGTAGGACTCGATGACCCCCAGGTAGTTGTCCGCCGAGAGGTCCACCCGGGAACCCGAGCCCGTCTTGACGATGATCCCATGCTGGGGCCGCTCCTTGAACGAGAACTTCCCCTGGATGTTGTTGGGGAGGTCGTTGCGGTACTTGGGGTGGTAGCTCCAGTACCGACGAAGCTCCTCGATGAAGCGCCTCTTTAAGGCGCCAGTTAACTGGAAGTACATTTGATTTCAACCACTTACACGGCTGGGTAACTGAAAACCCGCCAACCCCAGCCCTGAGTTGCGGCATACTTGGCACCCGCTTGCACCTTGGCGAGCAACTTGGCCTGACCCTTGTGCGGTTTGACCAACAAGCTCAGGGGTTTGATTTCCTCCAGCACCTTCGAGCCATCACCGTAGTGGATGAGTACGTCTGGGATGTATCTGTGTGGCGACCCCTCCCACTCATAGGGAATCGCACACGGGGACCGTTGATAGACCACTACCTGGGGATCAGCATCCAGTTCCTGCCACCGCCGTTGCTCCCATCCAGACATGTAATAGACCCGGCCAACCTTGGGTGACTCATAGTAACCTCGGTCCCAGAAACCGCCTGTCTGGATCTGCTGCACTCGGAGCTTTGATAAAGCGTCCCGCCGCTCGGGATGGTCCTGAAAGTACCCTCGCAGGGCTTGGGCCTTTCGAGCAATCCTAACATCCGTTTCAGCGGTCAACCCTTTCGTCCAGCCCCAGTATGGCGCTAGGATCTCCCGCTTTCGAGCAGCCGTCTCTGGTGTGTCCTTGAACCCGGTGCGGGCGGCGGCAATCTTTGCCTTGGTGGCCTCATCCCAAGAACGACCAGCACGGGCTTCTGACTTGGTACGCCACTGCAATTCCGCTGCACGCATCGAAGCTCGAACTAGGCTGTAGGGCACGCCCAGTTGTTCCGCAATACGAGAAAGCGAAAGCCGCTGTTGGACATAGAGGTCTTCCAGCACAGCGGGTTCAATCAGGGGGTGTACTCGTGGTGGCATCTGACACCTCTACCCTACAAAGGGTATAGGCTCAGTAACGACCCACCAGTAAGCTGAAAGTACATCGCGACGCCTCCTACCTGAGCAGGCCCATAGGAGAACTAGGCGGTAAGGTCCGCCCGGCAAAGGTAAGAGGCACAACCAGCGGTGATGACCACCACAGGCGGAAGACCGTCCTTGTGGTACACCCCCTGGGCATCCACCTCACCCATCTCGAACAAGAGGACTACAGGACGTTCGGCACAGGCTCGGTTGGGCTGCCCGGCAGTCCGAAAGTGCTCGCAGGAGAGGCAGCCCTTGACCGGCTCGGGCTTGAACCACAGCGGTTTCACCCACTTGGGGTCGTTGGCGACAAAGGGGTGGCCACTCATCCCAACCTCCGGGTGCTCGTTCCGAGGCACCCCTTCGTCTGGTGAACCAGGGAACCGTCACCCATCCGCAGGATCAGGTTGTCGTCGGACATCGGGATGGGCTTCTCCCCTGGAGTAGGCTGGCTGGACCGAGCCTGGGCCTCCCGAGTCACGTCCCTGTTGAAGACCGGGCCGTAGGTCCGGCCAGGCAGAGGCTCCACCTCGAAGGGCGCCGTGGCCTCCGTGAAGCACACCGGAACGGCCTCCTTGCTGTCCGGGACCAGCAGGGTACAAGGGGCCGCAGCCCGCTTGAACCGCCGCTTGAGCTTGGGTGCCGCCGCCGTCTCCGCCTGGAGGGCTGCCAGTTCCTCGGACGAGATGTTGGTGACCAGGCTCATCACTCGTACTCCTGCATCGCCTGCACGAGCATCCCCAGAGCGACGGCGTTCAAGGGGTCCTTGGCTTGCCGGACTTCACTGATCTGGACCGGGAACCGGCGCTGCTTCTTGGTCCAGACCTTGTTGAAGAACTCCAGGAAGTTCCCCGCCCTGCTCGTCCCCCCAGACACGATCATGGGGATGGGCTTGGGCAGAACGAACTGGCTCTTGATCGCCTCAAACCTGGCGGCCACCTGGTCCAGGGCGTGCTCGATGAGCGCCTTGTAGTAGAGGCAGAGAGCCTCCTCCTCCCGGCTCTTGGGGTCCATGAGGTCGATACCCCCTTCCTTGAGGGCACACATCCGAGCCTGCGTGGAGCCCACTGCCAGGGCAGCGTGCTTGTCAAGCCAGTCGCCACCACGAGCAACCGAAAAGCTCAATGCTTCCACGGTATTGATTGCAAGTGCGATATTTGTCATCCCCGCCCCAAACGACATGGAGATGCCCGTGAATCCCTCGGGGGCACAATCCGAGAAGATGATCGCCATCGCCTCGTTGGCAGGGTAGGGCTCGAAGCCGCACTCCTCCACGATTCGCTCGAAGACGCCCCGGTGATAGATGATGTCCCTGTCCGGCTGGTCAACCGGAGCTGCCGGGACAGAGAAGTAGCACACCTCGTTGTCCACCTGGGGCTTGCCCAAGACGCTTTCTATGAGCAGCTTGAGCACTTCCAAGGCATCCATCTCGGATGAGGACACCATGCCTGCGGACAACGGACGACGAGGTTCCAGCCCGAAGACGTTCGCCATCTCCATCGCAGCGTCCCCCAGGATCAGGACCTCATCCCCTCGCTGCACGTAGCTGGTGTTGGCGAGCTTGAGCATCTTCACCTGCGAAGGCGGTAGGGAGATGAAGGCATCCCGCATACGCTTCGTTTCGATGCCCTTCGGAGTACGCTGGGCGGCAACGATATTCATCGTCCCGATGTCCAACCCCCTGCCTTTACTGACCTTCGGCTCCGTCATCGCTTCTTCTCCTTGCGTGCTGCTTTCAGGGCAGCCAGGGCATCCGACACCCCATCTGCTTCGCCACCTTCCGCTACAATCACCACCGGCTGTAGGTCATCCCGACCTATCCGGGAGGGGATGAACAACGGGACGCTATCGTCCACCAGGGGCACCTTACCCGGTGCTGGGGACGAGGACGGGAGACTGATAGGGGCACTACCACCACCGACTCTGCTGCTGAGGAGGGCTTCCAACCGAGGTGCCAGTAGTTCTACCACTCGCTGAGCGATGGTCTCCGCATCCACAGAAGGCTCCGAGGGAAGTGTCCTCGGGAGGTCGGGGACAACTGGGGGCTGAACCCGAGATTCAACATGGGGTTCAACTGGAGGTGGCCGTCGCTCCCTGAACCGCTGGACATACTTGACGGAGACCCCATGTGCATAGATCGCCCGTGTCAGATCGCTGGACTTCTTCGCCACCTGGGCATCCAGGTAGACCACCATGCCCCGAGTCAACGCCAACTGAAGGTCGGGTATTCGGATGGAGAGGCACTCACAGGTGATCTCGGCTTCGGTCATTCGGACAACCTCATCACCACCGCCTTGAGCACCTCCTCCTTGATGATCTTGATGCACTCCTCCCGACCCTGCCGGGCGGCCCTCTGGGCGAAGGTGAACTTGGCAATGCCCGGATGAATCCAGGCGTCCTTGAAGGTCAGGGGGGCTGCTCGGAAGATCACTTGCCCGCCTTCCCCCTTGAGGGGGACGATCAGGGGGAGCCTCCCACCCTGATTGACCCTCCCTGTCAGAATCATCCCGAGCTTCTTCTCCCGAGGCGTGATGGGGAAGTCTGCCGGGCTCTTCTGCTTGGCTTGCTGGGTGAGCCAGGTCATCTTGTAGGGCTTGGTGTCCGTAGAGGTCAGTTCTTCAATGTGGGGGAAGGTGCTGGTGATCTCCACCGTCTTCTCCCCCACGATGTGGTAGCTGAACGAGTCCCAGATGGGGGCTGAACCGTCCTCGGCCTTCCCCGACCAGCCTCTCTTGGCGAAGTCCTTCTTGGCTTCCTTGACGAAGGAGTCCACCAGGCACTTCCCCAGCCGGTGAAGCAAATCTGGGGTGACCGGGACCTCCACGCGGTTGCTGAAGGGTCCTCCAAGGGTCCGCTTGAGACGGGTTTCAAGTTCCATCAGACCAGCAAGAAAGGATGCACCGGCTGCTTGCCCATGTCCGGTGTCAAGTCCAGCAGGTGGAAGAACGCCTCTCCTTCAGAACAGGCATCCTTTGTGGAATGGATCTGGACCAGTTGCCAGAATTCTGGCTCCGGCAGCATCTGAACCTCGGGCACGGCAAGCCCCGCCTGCTTTGCCGCGTACTCCACCCGATTCTTCAAGGGGTGAAGTACCGAGGCATAGACCTTGTGCTTTCCCGCCTCGGTGTTCAGCAACTGGGATACGATTTTCCTAGTAGGTGTAGACATTTCAATACTCCGTATTCTCCCACACGCGAGAGCGCCCTCGACGTTCCCTGGCGTCTGGGATGTTTGCCTTCTCCGTCTCCAGGGGGTGCAGGGCATCAGGTCCTTCCGGCCACTGCGGGGTGCCTTCCAGAGCCTGGTCCACTGGGCGGGGGCTGAACGTCCGGGGCTTCTGCTGCCCTCTCGTCTCGGGCCAGGCGAGTTCCGTTGTCCCGTCGATGGGAACCTGGTAGCGGATGTCCCCCTCATCCAGGTAGCCGATGTTGAAGTGCTGCTGAAGGAGGTTCCCGCGATGAGAGGGTCGTCGGGTTGCCCCGATGGAGTACCTCTCGTTGGTCTGCTTGACGATGAAGTCCCGTTGGGTCAAGAGCGGGCTCGGGGAGGTCCACACCTCGTAGGTGTGCTCCTTCCGACGCCCCTGAAGCAACTGCGTGATCTTCCTCTCGCCATCATCCGGGACGATGATGATCTCGTAAGGACCCTCATACCCTCCAACAAAACCGCTACCAAAGCAGGTCAGACACCTGTTGCTCGGCTGCTTGCTCCACTCCAGGGTCCGTTCGTCCATGCCACAACTGCACTGGACCCCTGCCGTCTTGCGAACGAAGGCTTTGACCCGCTCCCCACCCTGCTGAAGAATCCAGGCGTTCCGCCGCATGGCTTCCCGCCAGATGTAGTCCAGGGTCTCGACTTCGGCTACGGTCCGGGGCTCACACCACTCCAGGGGCGTCTCGACGTACCCGCTGGGGGTCGTGGCGTCGATGGCAACCGTGGCGAACCTGTACCAGATGTTCGTCTCCAACCCGGAGCGGACATGGTTCCTGGGGGTGTAGTAGCTCACCGTCACTACCGTCGTCTCTTCCGGGATGACGGCAGGGATGTTCGTTTCGGTCACTACATCGAAGCCCGGAGCATTGACCAGGGTGACTTCCCCGGTCCGTCCGAAGACCTCATGAACAGGAACCTCGACCCCGTCGATGAAGACCTGCACGTCCGTGGGGGCATTCGCCCAGGTCGGCTCCTGGAGAGGGGCTGCGTCGTACCGTTTGACGATGGGCTCCCGGGTCTGGAAGGTCCACTGCCGGGAGTTGGGCTTGTCCCCCTTGAAGATCCAAGACGAGTCCCACAGCACCGCCTCGTTGACGATCCGCTCGTAGTCCGTGCGGTCACGGTAGAAGGCGCCTCCAACCGGGAACTCGTTGATCCTGCGATACGGTCCCCGGTCGGAAGCCTCCGAACGGTAGATGTTGACCCCGACGATGCTGAACGCGGAATTCCGAGACAAAATTGTGGGATCTTCCCACCGCAGGTCGAGCATCCCACGCTGGAACGGGCTGACCACCTGACAGTTCTTCGGTGGCAGGGGCACGGCTCCTGGGCTATCCCAACCTGCGGCCATAGACTACTCCTGAGACGGGTCCGGCACCGCCTTCAAGTTGGGCTTGACGGGCGACGGGACCGGGGGTGGACCCACCATGATGGCTTTGCCCTCACCCGTCACCTGCCAGGGGGTGCCCTCGGCGATGCCCAGACGGGCACCCGCCTGGTTGAGGACCATCTGGGCGTTCCGCTCGGTGATCTGCATCTGCTGGAGGAGGCGTTGCTCACCCAGGCGGTTCAGGCCGAGTTGCCGGAGGATCTGCTCCGACTGGTTGCGGAGTTCGGCGAGCTTCTGAAGCTCCTCGGGAAGAAGGTCTCCGATGATGGTGGGGTCGCCTTGGGTGATTTCGTTCGGGTCGCTCATGTCTCTCTCTCTCCCTGGTCGTGTGTCGCCATTGTCGTAGGCTTTGACCGGCTCCACCCTACCCAGCATCCTTACGGTCCAGCAGGTCCAAGTATCGCCCCAGACGCTTCAACTCGACCAGGAAGTTGACTAGGTTCGTCCCCAGCTTGCTCTGGAGCCGAAGCTGAAGCGAGGTTGATACCGTGCCCTCCTTCCGGGTGAACGAGTAGTAGGTCACCCCATCTGATCCCAGGTACTCGTAGACCCGGCGACCGCCTTCGGCTTGGACTTCTTTCATGGGGCCTCCAAGGTCTTGACCTGCACCCGCTGGTCCCTCCACTCCTGCCACCACTGTTGGGCCTCGGGATTCCCCCGAACCTCTGCGGGCAGGGCCTGTACCGACCAGCGGGACTTCTTGGCGTGCTGGTCCAACCGGACCATCCGGTGCTGCCGAACCAGATTTCGGACTGTCTCGGTGTCCTTCTCCAGTACGTCTACCTGAGCCGCCTGCTCTACCAGGGTCAGTTCCTTGGGGACTTCAACCTGAGGGGGGAGAATCACCGGGGGCTCCGGCTGAACATCCCGAACAGGAGCGACCGCATCCTGGACAGGCACTCCGGCAGGCTTGCTCTCTACGGCTTTCTTCTGCCCGCAGCCGCTAAGGGCTAGGAGGCAGACTGCGCCGAAGGTCAGCCTTGATCTCATCCAGCCGTGTGATGGTTGCATTGAGCTTCTCCTCTACCTTGCCCAGAGCCGTTGCCTGACCGGACAGAACATCCCGACAAGACTTGGCTTCTTGCACCTCCGCCTCCAGGTGCGTGATCTTGGTAGCCTGCATCGTCAGCGTGTCCCTCAGCCCCTTGACCTCATCGACATCCTTAGAGAGTTGGGCGACCTTCTCATCCTGAACGGCGAGGTTGACCTCCAACTTGACGCCCCATGCCAGAAGGGGCAATGCCAGAGCCGCGAAGATCTTGAACAGCAGGTCCGGGATTTTCATCAGCCCCTCCAGCACAACCCTACACCCCCGAGGGTATAGAAGAAGCAACGTCAAGGAGCCCAACCATGCTGCCCGAGAACCTCAAGCCCTTCGCCGAAAAGCCCATCCAAGTCCTGGATGATGGTCATGTCCTCCTAGTTGATGTCCTGGGAGATGAGGCCACCATCGCCAACGCCGCCCGAGTCTCCTATGGAGCCGGGACCAGGAAGGTCTCTGAAGACCGGCACCTGATCCGCTACCTCCTCCGCCAACGGCACACATCGCCGTTCGAGATGTGCGAGATCATCCTCCGCATCCGGGTTCCTATGGACGCCTGGAAGCAGTGGATCCGCCATCGGACCGCCTCCGTCAACGAATACAGCACCCGGTACTCCGAAGCCATCAATGCCTGCCAGAAGACGGACGAGGACCACTGGCGTTCCCAGGCGACAGACAACAAGCAAGGCTCCAAGGGGCTCGTCACCCACTGGGCTGAGGGCTTCACCGAGACGTTGCCCGCAGGGGTGTTCCGCCCGGAGACCACTGAGCGAGGCCAAGAGGGTGCTTGGATCGGGAAGGACTACTACTCCTCCCCAGGGGTCTACCTCTCTGAACGGGAGAAGGAGATCCAATGCCTCGCCCGTGAAGTCTATGAGGAGCGGCTCCGACTGGGCGTCGCTCGTGAGCAAGCCCGCAAGGACCTCCCCCTGAGTAACTACACCGAGGCGTACTGGAAGCTGGACCTCCACAACCTGCTCCACTTCCTCTCCCTCCGGCTCGACCACCATGCCCAGAAGGAGATCCGGGACTACGCCAACGCCATCGCCGAGATCGTCAAGGTCTGGGTACCCAACGTTTGGGAAGCCTTTGAGGACTACCGCCTCCAGGCAGTCACCTTCTCCCGGATGGAGGTGGCAGGGCTGAAGCACCTCCTGGAAGCCTACATCGCCTGTGCGGACGAACACCACGTAGAGAACCCCCGGGAGACGGCCCTCTCGGAAATCCTGGTCGCCTCAAACCTCCCCGAAGGGCGAGAGATCAACGACTTCCTCGCCAAGCTCGAAGCCCTCCTGGGGTAAGTGATGCCTGTCCGTGTCGTAGGTCCCCGAGACCAGAAGAACTCCCCTGAGGAGATCGTCATCGACACCACCTCACGGTCCCACACCTGGTCCCAAGGTCTGAGCCCGTTCTTCGTTGGTCCCGTGCCTTTGTACCCCGGAGCCACCCTGCCATCCGCCCTCAACATGAAGAACGCCTGGCAGTTCTCCAAGGTCTACCCCGAGGATGTGGGGGCTGATGGGAAGCCCACTCCCAGCTACTTCGAGTGGGCTTCCTCGGGATGGACTGACTCCACGGCACACCGCTACCCCAAGGGACGAGGCCGAATCCCTGCTTTCACCTGGTGGGCGGGAGAACGGCTAGGCTACATAGAGGCTCGCAAGAAGGTCTACTTCCCCTTGTACGCCAGGGCAGTCCGACAGACCTCTGCCTTCAACCTGCTGAGGACCCTGTACCAGTCCTATGGGGGCAACATCACGTTGTGGGACTTCGACGGCTACGACCATGTGGCTCTCGGGCGTTCCCTGAAGGAAGTCCTCAACGACCCCGAACGGAAAATGGGGCACGCTTTTGTTCTGGCCTGGCTGCTGGAACAACCCGAAGAATGAGGGGGCCATGCGAGGTGGAGCCGACTTGTACGTCATCCAGAGTGGCACAACGGGTGCGTTCAAGGTGGGGCGGTCTTCCGATGTCCCTGCCCGTCTCAAACAGTTGCAGACGGGCTCCCCCTATGAACTCCGGGTCATCCTGGTCCTGAAAGACAAAGGCTACCTAGAACGGGAGCTTCACCACCGCCTCCGAGGGTATGAATCCCAGGGAGAGACCGGGGAGTGGTTCATAGAGCCGGGGCTACCCAGCATCGGGGATGAGATTTACGAACAGTTGGACCCGTGTGCCCTGGAGAACTGGTGGGAGACGGCAGCAGGGCCGATCCACCCCCCAGGACCACCCAGGGGATGGATCACCCGTCGATTCCGCTAGGCATCATCCACGACCAGGGTGTACTCCTCCACGGTGGGAGCCTGGATCAAGTGCATCATGTAGATCCCCTTTGTGGGATCCGTCAGGGAAGCAATCCACTGAGGGGCTTCCGCCAACGCCACCTCCTTCGAGGGGTAGAGCGTCTTCGAGCGCATGAACTGGGCTGGCGAATCCGGGAAGTGCGGGTAACTGAACAGACCCACCAAGCCATAGACCGTGTAGTCGAACTTACCAATCAAGCGAGACATGAAGCACCTCAACCCAAGGTGTTGGGGGTGATGGACATCGACCGCCAGTGAGCCGCACCCGTCTGGACGTGATTCGCCCGAACGAATTTGGCGAGCGACTGGCTGAAGTCGTCGTAGTGGTAGGCGGAAGCCTTCCGCACCACGTAGCCCTCTTGGGTGCTTCCCAGGGAGGACTTGCCGGTGTAGCACGCCTTGACCGCATCCTCGTCCCACTGACCCCGGTAGAGCACCGGGACGGTCAGCAGACCCAGGAGGGCTGCCCACTCCGCCGTCTCATCCCACGACAGGCACACGTTGTGCTCGTTGTAGATGGCGAAGACGTAGAAGTAGGAGCCGAGCCGGTCGTAGCCAATGGAGTGCTTGGCGAACAGGTTCTCGCCGCACACCCGCCAGCCCTGCGGCAGGTTTCCAATCATCGTGGCGGCAAGGGCACGAACCCACGCCTGGGACTCATGCGTCCGCGAGTCCAGGCTCCGGGCGTGCATGAAGCCGTCCGAGTAAAGGGTGGTGTTCTCCCCGTCGCATTTTTCCGAGACCACCACGTCATGACCGACGAAGTGCTCTACCGTGTCGAGCGTTTTGTCGTCGTCCGTGGCCCCAAGGCTCCACGGGAGGTGGAAGCTGCGGGGGTACTTGGTCCGGTTGGTCGTCATGGGGGACATCTCCTCACCCCTACTACGGACCAGCCGAGGGTTTTGAGCCCTCTACCCCTTCAACCGGACGGTTTCCGGCCCATTTTTCCGAAGGATCAGCAGGCGGTCCCCCGTGCGAAGGTGCTTCGACTGGAGGCAGGTCTCACAGACCCAGACCTCGCCCCCAGTCGTATCCAGTCGAGTGTAGGTGTTGCGTCCGCAAGCCCGGGGCTTGGACAGCACATCGAGCCACGCCTTGTTGCCCTTGGTTGTGATGGGGACCGTCTCGATCAGGCACTCGCACAAGTGCGGCTGAGGCACCGCCTGGGCCTCCTGAGTCAACTGGTACTCGTGGATGTACTTCAGATAGACTTGAGACGGGCGGTAGACCACCCACTCGTCATAAGCGAGCGTCCCTCCCCAGGAGGAAGTGAGCCCGGCCTTGCCTTGCACGGAATGGTGCCCCATTGCCGCCAGGGCTGACAAGGAATACCGCTGGGGTGCGGTGGCTACCAGTACCTTGCCCAGGGCCACCTCGGCTTCCAGGATGTAGTGTGCCTGCTGGGGATTATCGTCCCTCTTCCAACGCTTCCCTGCGGAGTAGCCCCTCTTGTGGGTGTACCCGAACGTCTTGCCGATGTTCCCGAAGTAGATGCCTGCTCCGAACATGCAGTGCGACCCTCCGACCATCAACCCGGACATCGTGATGCTCTCCAGGTTGCGGGCGGGGGTTCCGTGGAACAACCGCTGGCAGTTCCCGATCTGTTCTGCCACTTCCAGATAGGCCAGGATGTCCTCGTCCGAATGGGTGACCTCCCAGGACGCCATGCACTTGGCTCTCAGGACCGCAGGCCCCCGAGCCGGGACGGGTTTCAAGTTCAGGATGTCCCCGAACTCCTTGAGCACCTTCTGGGGCACCACCTTCTTGGTGGCAGCCCTTGGTGCGGGCTGGGGTTGAATGATCTTGCGAGCCATTACGCCGCCGCCTTCACCGCCCGAGAACCCAGGCGGGTCGTGTGCAGGGAGACCAGGTGGGCATCCGGGATGACGCCCGTGACTTCGGGGAGGAACCGGCGACCCTTGCCCTTGGCGGGCATCACGAAGGTCTGGTCGATGGCCTTCTCCATCGCGACGAACTTGGCGTACATCTCGGGGTTCAGCTTGGCGGCCGTGTTGAGGTCGTGCCCCGACGCCATGATACAGAAGACGCACGAGAGACGCTTCATCCCTGCCGTGTACGCCCAGTGGACTTCCTGCCCCGCCTCCGCGATGGTCTCATAGACCTCTTCCTCGGTCATGTCGTGGATGGGGAGCCAGTCATACCACTCACGACCCGCGACTGAGTTGCCCTCGTTCAGCTTGAACGGGGTCGCCTTCGCACGCTGGCACGACTCGTCCGCACGGAGGCCCATGCAGTTGACGATCAGGCCGTGGTGGCTGTGAGCCTTGACCCACTGGCGGATAGCACGCTCGATGGGGCCACGCTTGAGGTCGCTGGTGCATTGACGGTAGCTCGGCGACGGCCAGAAGCCACGGTGCATGACCATGTCCTCGAACGTCTTGACCGCCGTGACGCGGATGACTTCCAGACCCTTAGAGGTCTCCACGACCTTGTCGAAGGTGCCTTCCCACTCAACGCCAGGGAGGTCCGCGTGGACCACCAGGATCTGCTCCGCCGGGACAAGCTCCCGGATCTTGATGAGCATGGCCTGGCTGTCCTTGCCGCCAGAGTGGTTGACTACGAACAGCGCCTTGCGGCTGATGAGTGACTGGATGGTGTCTTGCGTCTTCATGCCCCCACTACGGACAACCTTCCCGGATTGAGCCCCCAATCGACCTGGGACCTAAAATTCGTCTCCGGGGCTCAATCCCGGGGACTCACCCGTAGTAGGGTCGGACCCCAAGGAGGAACCCAGATGAGCTACAACCCGCACAGCACGGACCGCAAGGTCCTCGCCGACGCCATTCTGGCGCTCATGGCGCGAAGCATCTTCACCGAGGAGTCTCGTCCGGGGACTCGGGAGAAGGTGTTCGCCCGCGAGGTTCCAGACACGGACGGCAAGGTCCGTGTGCTCGTCTACACCTCCATCGAGGGTGACATGACCCGTGAATGCGGCGACGACGCCATCCGCGTCTGTGCCGTCTACAAGGCTCGGGATGGCTTCGACCGTGGCATCGCCTCCGCCGAGAAGCGGGTCAACCGGACTGGCGAGATCACCTCCATCACGGACCGCCTCATCGAGCGGATGCGTGAGGTCTGGAAGGCGACCAAGACCGCCGAGAAGTGCTCCAAGTGTGGGGCTCCAATGTTCAAGACGAAGGCAGGGAAGCTCTGCTGTGCAGACCTCTGCTGGAAGCGGGCGGAGGACCTCAACCGGGACAGCCGGAGCAGCCGCTACAACTCCCACTACAGCTACCGAAGTGCGGTCCCCGCCGGGGCTTCTCTCCCGGCTTCCTGGGAGAACGCCCCCCTGGCGAAGCAGGTGGCATTCATGATGGCTGCCGGAGGCACCAGCGGCTACGATTGGGACGCCTGGGCGGACCGGGAGATGGGGGACCGATGAACAGGCTACTCCGGGCCCTCTGGAGACACTTCCAGAAGCCGGGGTCCTACTTCCGACAGGTCATCGGAACCTGCTCGGTATGTCATCAGAACATCTACGGCGGGGATGCTATCAGCTTAGGGCCACAGGGCACGCACTGTGAGAGGTGCTCGGCTACCCCTCGAAATCTGCCAGCCGCTGATCCAGGATAGCTAGATAGGCTTGCATTGCCGTGTACTGCTCCCGCAGGTGGGTCTGCTCCCTGGGTGGAAGTCCCTTGAAGACGGGGGAACTCACCACGAAGGTGTCCAACTTGTCAGCCCGCTCCTGAAGATCAAAGGCTTCCATGACAACTCGACGTTGATGGGGCTGGAAGTTCAGGACCTTGGATAGCATCGGAGGGACCTACGGCACTGGCCGTTCTGCTCCCAGTATACCCCTGACAACCTGCCCCGCGACCGCCTTCTTGGCGGCCTTCTTGTTTCCATCCACCGGGGAGATCAAGACCAGCCCCAGATAGGTGCAGGTGCAGGTGAAAAGCGGGGCATGTTCTGGTCCCCCTGCCCGCTGGAAGGTGTACTCCGGGACAGGGAGCCTGTTCTGCTGGGCATGGTCCTGCAACGCAGCAATGGGGTTGTCCGGGCGGTCCACCAGTTGGACCGGATTCTTCGGTGGAGGCGGGATCTGTTGATCGGGTGGTGGTGGGGTATCCACCTGAACACCCGCCAACCGTGCCAGTAATAGGACCGTCGCTCGTGCTTTAGCCCCCCGAATGCTCGGACTCACCACCTCCGGGGAAGTGAACGGCTCCGCTTCTCGGGTCAGGGTCGCTACCACTCGGAACCTGGGAGCATGGAGATCCCCTTCCTGCTGAGACCGGATGCTCACGTCAGACCATCCCAGGACGTTCATCCCGATGCTACAGATCGACGGACCCATATGGGCGTTGCGGAGCAAGAACTCCAACAGCCCCTTCTTCATTGGGAGCCAAGATGCCTCCGACAGGCAGAGGGCTATGAAGACCTCCAGGGGGGTCAATGTCCCCGCCCGTGCCCTCCGCCAGATAGCCTCCACCACCTCGGTATTGATCTCCGACCTCACGGAAACCTTGAGGAGCCGCTCGAAGTCCACAGGCTTCAATGCAGCCAGGTGCTCGGGACTCATCACGTCCTTTCGGCTCTCCGCCAGACGATTCGCCCGGTCCTTGGCAGCCGCACTCGCCCGGTCTTCCAACTCCCGAAGACGTGTCACGAGGTAGGTGCCCTCTGCCGCGATCTCCTCCTGGGAGTACGGCAACGGCTCCCCCAGGAGGTGCGCCCGCAGTTGACGTTGGGTCACCAAGTCGGCGTAGCGACGAATAGGCGACGTGCCATGCAGATAGCACGGCAGGGACAGCCCGTAGTGCCCCAGGATGACCGCATCGTAGGTCGCACGGTTCATGACCGTGTGAATCCGCTGCCGGACTACATCGACCTGGGTGGGGTCCACTTGGAGGAGGTCAATCTGCCGTTGGATTTCTTCGCGTGCAGGAGCCGCCGCCTTGGCAGTGTGGTTCCGGTACAGGACCGGGATGTTGTGGTGAGCAGTGTACTGAGCCAGGCCCTGGTTCGCCAGGATCATCATCTCTTGGACGATGATGTAGCCCACGTTGGCTTGGGCTCGTTCGAGCTTCAGGAGGTGCCCTTCCTCCGAAGTCACCCAGCCCTTGTTCAGGTCGTAGAAGACCAGAGCCCCCTGGGACCGCCTCTCATCCAGGCAGTGCAGGGCGACCCGTTGGAGCAGGTCCAGCACCCGATACCGAGGATGGGACTCGTCTACCAGGATGCCTGGAATCAGGGAGTAGGCGAGCTTTTCCTTGCTCTGGAGAACCCCCAGGGAGAGGGTAGGCAGCCCTTGGACCTCCCCGGTCTGCCCGCTCAACGTGATTTGGATGCCCAGGACTTGCCGGGAGACTTTGGGGAGCAGGGACAGGGAACCTTCCGAGAGGGTCCGGGGGATCATCGGG